CAAAGTTCAAGGAATCCTTTCCGCCATTAGGATGTTTCTCCCACCATTCAGGGTCAACCCAACGCATTGCCTTGTCATACCAAGACTGGTCGATGGAGGGGGCTAAAAAATAGTTTTTTAGCAAAAGGGGTAGAGCTTTCGCCCTACCCTTTCTTATTATTGTAACATCAACTGCTGTTTTATGCCTAGTCTATTTGCTTATCTATCAAAAAATTTACCTTTATGAGACCTATCGTTAATACCCATATAAGCAAAAATTCCTAATATAAAAAGAATAAATAAAAGCTTAAAACAACTGTTATCTTTTTCCATATTACTAATGTTTTACTACTTCCAAATACTTCAACTTTGCGAATCGGTATGAGTGATATATGTCACAAAGATTTTTCACTTTTGAAGTGAAGCACAGAATGCAGCCTGTATAATCATCAAATCCTAAGATAATATACTTTTCCTCTACATAACCTGCTACGTATGCCCCGATGTCCTTACCTTTATAAAGAACTCGCTCACCCATATGAGCATTGAAAAATTCCTCGTTTGTCATACGCTATTACTATTTTAGTTCATCAAAATCAAGCCACTCTATCTTATCATAGCATCCATACAGAGCTTCGATACGCTGTGTTCCGTCTCCTCTTGTGACAACCCATATTTCGTCACTCATTGCTCCATAATGAAGAGCCGTAGGATTTACGCCACCTCCACTATATCGGAACATTACCCACTTTCTTAATGGTGGCTTATCTTCTATTAGGTTGTGCCATAATGATGCAGTATTCACGTAAGGAACGTTTTCTGTGCCACAATCAGTAACATCAACCTTTTCTGTACTGAACGTTACTCCGTTAAGCTCATTGTAATCTACCTCATCTTCATTGCTACAGATGTTGAGGTAAATCTTCTTTGGTAAATTCTTTACTTTCATATAGCTTTGACTTAATTAATCATTCCATTTTCGAAAATTTCTCTTATAGCTCTACCGCTGTGTCGTACACGTTTTCCACCGCCAATCAAATCTGTATCTAAATAGTCCTCTATTTGACTCCAAATAAGAGACCCTGGTACACATAATTCAACTTTTTTCTGTTTCATACGCTACTTGAATTTAATGATAAAAAACTCAGTACCAAGCCACTTGTCGGGGCATAGACCTTTTTTAGGATTGCCGATGGTGATACTCTCAATCTCCTTCTCAATTCGTGGACTATCCTTGCGGTAGCCATTAATGAAGAGGACGTGAGTGTAAGGACGATAAAGCACCTTCCCACAATATGTTTCTGCTGCCACATCATAAGCTACTTCGCAGTTGGTGGTCAGACGTTTAATCCAATACGGCTTAATTTCACGATACTCCTCTGTCTTTTCGCCAGCAGAAATCATATCAAACCACTGCTTCTTGACGGACAGATGCAATACTTTCTTTTTCATACTTATATCTTATATCTATTAAACTGATTTATAATCTTTTTAATTTCACTATCACGAAGGTGTAGAAAAGGCTTAAAAGAAGGCTTTCTATATACCTTGTTTCCTATCAAAATATCGGAATCATCCATCCATTGCCAAAGATACGGTGGACGGCTATCCAAACGAGGGTCATCAACACGATTATTGTAAGACTCTTCGCAAGATTTCCAAAACTTATTAAGTGCAATCGCATACACAGAGACAAGTGCCAACCTGCTTAATCTCTCGAATTGTTCTGCGAATAGCAGTGGTCTGAAATCGCATACACATGGAACGTTCTTCATCATTCCACCTCCTCCCAGTCTGTTGCGAGAATATCTTCGCAAGTGAAATAACTCCAACAACTTGGAAAAATATGAATGAAACCTTCCGAAGAATGTGTTGTTGCTTTATAGAAAATGTTGATATTTTTATCTTTATCTATCCATAGTTTGTCAACTATACCCCAGCCGATTCTTCTCACTTTCTTCCCTTCCTTCATTCTTCTCAGAGCCTCCGAGAAGTCAAATGTTTCCTTGCTCATAATGATTTTGCTTTAAAGTTGTAAATTGGCTTAATGACATCAATGACATCAACCGTAGGTTTGATTAACTCAACAATCTCTTCGGTTGGCTTGTATGCCATAGGTGCTTCATCAATGGTTTCTTCACAAACTGATGTGGAATAAATACCATTCATTTCATTCTTGTAAGAATCCATAGATAACTCTTTCTTTGCCTGTGTACGAGACATTAATCTACCTGCGCCATGAGGGGCAGAGCATAGCCAATCTTTGTTACCTTTTCCCTTGCAGATAAGAGAACCATCACGCATATTCATTGGGATAATGACTACCTCATCCTTTTTTGCACTGATAGCTCCCTTTCGCAATATACCCTTGTCTGTATCTATATAGTTGTGAATGGTTGTAAAAGAATACTTATCTGAATCAGCATCAATATCTACACCTAAAGCATTTACAAGTCTGTTGGCGATAATCATTCTGTTTTGTTCAGCATATTTTTGAACTATGCGCATATCATTGAGGTAGTCATTGAGCAAATCACCTTCCAAGTAAGAAAGTTCCTTGCTTATATTTTTAGTACCTAATGACTTAATAACACTCTGTATCTCATTTTCTCTGCCTTCGCTTTTTAGCTTGGCAATAACCTCCGACTTATCGGCAGCCTTCTTGTGGCAATACTGGTAAGCAAGGTTTTGGTAATAGTTGCATACCCTAACTCCAAGGTTTCTACTTCCTGTATGTATCACAAGAAACTTCTCACCCTCTTCGTTTGCATCTAACTCTATAAAGTGATTACCCCCACCAAGAGAACCAACAGAACGATATACTATATCCATCCCATTAATACTATCCCAAGAACGAAATTTACCAAACATATTGCCGTCAACTAATCCATGTATGAATGCAGAAGCTTCTTCGTTGATATTGAAACCAGATGGAATCAACGTATTGACTGCTTCGTCAAATTTCTGTAGATTAATATTAACTTTACCAAGTCTAACGACTTTCATTCCACAACCTATATCTACTCCTACGGTGTTAGGAACTACTCTTTTGTCCAGCTCTATCACCGTGCCAATAGTACAGCCTTTACCTGCGTGACAATCTGGCATTATTCTTATTTCACAACCAGAGTAAGCATCGCTATTGGATAGAACTTCTATCTGCTTGATAGCTTCATCTTCTATTGTCTTTGCAAAGACCTTTGTAAACTCATTCATATCTCATTTCTTTTTACTTGTTAAACTTATCGCCTTGGTGATGCGGTGGTCAAATGGTAAGGCATTCCGACACATCTTTCTTTTATCGTAAGATGCCCATGCAAGCAACCACTTTACATTATACCCTTTCTTTTTGTACTCCTCTTCTAAATCGAGGAAAGTACATTTATGCTTCATTATTTTCTTTGCTAATCTAATCTTCATACGCTATAATTGCTTTAATTTATTGAATATCTTGGCAAAACGGTGCATGTAATCAAAGTTAACGCTTTCACCATACTCACACACCATTCTGTTATATAGCCAACGTAGATGCTCCGCATCCTCGTGGAACTCTTTAATATCTTGTTCGTCTAAGACTATTTGTTTCTTCATACGCTACTTCTTTTTAATCACATAAGTTGTATCTTTGTTATCAACCACATAGATACCCAAGGTGTCTAAACGGCAATGGCAGCTCTCGGCGTGAATAACACAAACTCCGTGTTTCGTATCTACTAGCAGATAGTCGTGCCCTTTCTTGGTGAATACAGATGTACCAAAATCCCTTGCAGGTTCATCGCTATTAGCCAAAGAGCGGATGCCCTCAAATATCAATGCTCCTACAAGCAAGCACAAGACGAACCAAACGGCTGACTTGGCTAAGTCTAAAATCTTTTTCTTCATACGCTACTTCTTTTTATCGAATTCATTACCAACAATAGACCATTCAGAACAGTGAGCAATAGCTGTAAAAGAAAAATTAATATTCCCAGTAACATCTGAACATTTAAAACCACATAAAGAATCATCCCATTTTACTGTGGCTACACGTTCAAAGTGTGGGCTACTTATAATATCACCTTCCCAAATCTCATTGCCTTCACAATCTTTCAGTCCTGTGAACTGGCAGACGGTGAAAGGATCAACCAAGACTGCTTCATTGTGATTAAGCATTGATTCACTCTGCCTATCTTCAATGATGTAGGCATTACCACATTCGGCATAGAAGTAACCTTCAACCAACTTGCCATTATCAAGACGTTTTGCCTTGAACTTGATATTTTCTATTTTCATAACTATTTTATAATTCTATTGTTAGAAGAGTGTAGGCTGCGCCATTTCGAGTTGAATGCGCTTACAAGCCTTGTCGTAATATTCTTTATTTAACTCGAACCCGATGAAATTTCGCTTTTCACGGATGGCTGCAATAGCCGTAGTTCCACTACCTATACAGCAATCTAGTACAATATCTCCTTTGCAGGAATGCTTGTTTATAATGCTTCTGAAAAGACTAACAGGCTTCTGGGTAGGATGAAATCTCCCCTTATCACGACAGATTGGAAAGCTATATACTCCATTGTCATATTCGCTTTTAAAGATAGGATTTTTACCTTTCACCCCACACACAGCGACCTCTCTTGCGTTTGTGAGATAGTTTGTCTTACTATTTATTGGAACAGGATTTGTTTTTATCCATTCAATAAATCTAATTTGTTTAAATCCGACATTAATCATCGCATCCTTTACGACCCCAATCTTCCACAAATCATAGAAACAAACTATATATCCACCATCTTTCAAGCACCTGTAGGATTCTTTTATCATAGAGCCTATATCAAATGCTTCCTGTTTATCCCAGTCTCCAAAGTCGATAGATATGCGGAATCTATCAGTATCTTTACCAGTAGGAGCGGACTTTGCATAATTGGAATTCCTTGAAATTTCATATGGAGGGTCTGTGAGTATAAGCGAGACAGATTTGTCATCAATCTTGCTCATACCATCCAGACAATCAACTTGATAAATCTTATCTATCTCCAACATATCCAAACATATCTTTTTGATTAAACATTTCTTCTTTGATTCTTTTTTGTGCTACCTTGAAATATTCCCCGTCTAATTCAAAGCCAAGGAAATTCCTGTTTGTTCGCATACAAGCCAAAGCAGTACTTGCTGAACCCATAAAACCATCAAATACCAAATCTCCTTCGTCCGATGATTTCAAGATGCATTGCATAAGCAAGGGAATTGGTTTCTCATTCTGATGTACCAATTTATCAGATGGAACTCTATCAAAGTCCCATACGTCCTCCAAACGCTTTCCGTTTATGGTTCGTCTGCCTTTATTCAAGTACAGGATTGGCTCGTAACATTGCCCATATTGCGCCTCTAAATCTCCAGCCGTATGGTTGTTCTTTCGCCAAATGAGCACATTCTTAATGGTAAACCCTGCGTTCCTCGCTTGTTGCATAAAAAAGTCCAATGTTTTGGCACTACAGAAGATATAAGCAGCACTATCATCCTTCAAAATCCGGTAGCATTCGCTCATATAATCAATAATCAATTGCTCATTATCGTCATTGAGTATTTCCTTCGAAAAGCGATGGTCGTCTGCTCTCCATCCGGTCTTATAGGAGATACAATATGGTGGGTCAGTAACAATTAAATCTACTTTCCTGGTCTCTATTTGTTTCATTCCTTCTATACAGTCGGAATTGTATATTCTATCAAATTTAAGCATGTCAAATCTCTTTTGTAGCGTTAACATAAGCTTCGTGAGCCTCTTCTTGCGTACCAAAGCATCCGATATAAGTTTTCTTCTTACCTACCTGGTACTGAGCTTGCCATTTTCTTACACTCTTATTCCAAGTAACACCCAAGTATTCGGAAGAGGTTTTCTTTGCTATAGCAGAATAAATCACATTGTATCTTGCGGTACAATACTCCAAGTTATCTACGTTATTATTCGTCTTGTCGAAATCCTTATGATTCACCATTGGTAATGCATCTGGATTCTCCAAGAATGCCTGCGCTACCAAACGATGAACATAGAACATCTTTCGCTTTCCGTTTTTGTAAAGCCATACCTTCAAATAACCTTTTGGTGTCTTGCAAGGTGCGATTTCCTTTAATTGAGACGTTCTCCCAATAGTAAAGACATGTCCCAGCTTGCTAACATAATACCTTTCGTAATTCTTTATAGGCTTAATATCACCAAGAAACCTTGTTATACATTTATCTTTCATTGTTACCTCCTTTTTCAAAGAAACCTGAATATATGGCTTGCGCCTCCTTAGTGTCTAGTAAATCAATATCATCATAAAACCTTCTGTACACAACGCCCAGCTTTTCGTCATTTCCTGCTTCTCTTGCCATAGCTATTTGCTGACATGATTCCATTAGAAATGCACTAATCTTCTCGTAACTTTGCATCTGGGTCTTCTTTAGCATATCCATGCTTACAAAGGTTTTGTAGTGGATGATACGCTTTTCTTGCTCGTATTCTGTGAGTATAAGCCCTTCCGGAATAGCAAACACCACCCTTTTTGTCTTGTCGTCACTATAAAGCTGAACCGCACCTGTAAACGATGTATATATCTTTTGTAATATCTTTGCTATCGGCAAATCCTTTTTCAAATACCTTTCTGCATATCTCTTCAGAAAATGAACGCTCATAGCAAAACAATCCTCGCTATACCCCTCATTTCTGCTCATAGGAATATACTCGTTAGTTTCCTTCAGATAAATGAACACACCGGAAGCAAATACATCGCCATGTTTTACACCTACAACGATAAAATAATCGGCATTCGGTGTAGCAAACTCAAAGGTCTTTGTTATTTGTCTTACGTTCTGCTTTCTCATTTCACGTTTAAGCTCATTAGCTTTTCGCATCTGAAACTCATAGATTCTAGCTTCATCTAAGTTTCGTACTCTACGCATCTCACCCGAAGTCATACTTGCTGTTATCATGCGCATTCCTCCTTTTTAATCTTTGACAACCAACAATCCCAGATTCTCGCAGCTACATTCGCCATCATAACCGGAGGAACGCACATTCCGCAAGCAAACCAAGGCTTCATGCCATTAAAGTCATAATCCATCGGGAATGTTGATGCTAAAATCGTATCATGCGCTGAAATATAACTTGGATTATCAAAATACAAAAGCCTATCTTCCATTGCTGATATAGTATTGCATACTTTATCCTTTTTAAGAAACATATTATTGAACATAGAAAGACGATTATCCATCCGTTTGACTATATCACCGATAGAATTGTCTTTCTCGTTTCTATGCTCCCAATACTTCATCACTCCTTTTGGAATCTGTCTTCCACTATAGTCCGAAAACTCATCCAAGACAATTTCTTTCTCGTTGAAGTCCATATCTATCTTAGGCACTCGCTCGAACAAATCCTTCTGAACCATAAACGGCTTGCAAAGGTCTTTGCGTAATCCTAGAAAGAACACCCTAGGTCGATTCTGAGGAACACCCATATTACGTGCATTAAGCAACCAATGCTGCAAGATATATCCGGCATTATCCATCTGCCTGTAAATCTCTTTCACGTACTCGATAGCTTCACCTTGCAACAAACCTTGGACATTCTCAAAAACCACTACCTTTGGTTGTAGTTCTTGAGCGAGGGCGATTGAGTAAAAAGCCAAATCGTCAAGCCTTTGTGCTTTCTGACCTTCTCGGAATACTTTTTCCTTTCCCCAAGCCTTTTGGCGATCACCTGCAATACTGAATACCGAACAAGGGAAACTAGCATCCAATATATCCAAATTATGAAGCTCTTCTTTCATAATATGCCCCCCCATATTGATATTGGTAATCAACTCACGAATATCACAATTGAAAGCATACTTGACATCGTGATTCTTCAAGTACATCTTCATAACCTTTGGGTCTATCTCATTACAGGCTACAACATCGTAGCCAGCTAGTTTGTAGCCAAAGGAACTTCCACCTCCACAACAGAAGCAAGACATCACCTTACCTTTGTCTTTTGTGAAATTAGCATCTTTTTTAGTCCATCTATAAGGGAACTTGTGCTCGTTTTTATACATTTATCTACCATAAAAAAAACAATCGTTAATAAAAACCGATGTATAAAAATAACCACAAGTAATATGGTTGTAAAAAGGGTATCTACCCCTTGAATTTAGATTCTGTTTTCTTCGGCAATGCGTCTTAAATAATCATCCGCAGCGTTATCGTCTATTTTCGACTTAAGAGACATTCCTGTGTTATATCCTATCATTAAGGACACATTCTTGCTCTTTTTCTTGTTCTTTCCATATCGCCAGCCAAAGACCTTTCCTAGCCAAGCTATACCGACAATACCATCTGATACAACTATTGTCGGAAACAAAACAAATACTCTATATATCATCGCAATCTAATTGAGAGTTAAAAATATATCTGTTCTGATTCAACCAAAGCTCCACGTAGTCAGCCTTGATTTTCAGAAATTCTTCATATGTGTAGCATTTCTGCTGCTTACCACCTTTGTTCCAATAATAGGCAACTCCTCCCAAAGAAAAGAAGTCTATCAAGTCCATTTCCTTTCGCTCCGGTTCTTCACGCTTTTTCTTTTGCCTATATCTACTTACAGCAAGCAATATGAGACAAACGCAAAGCAACATGGAAACAAGTATCTCGAATATTAACCTTACGTCTTGCATCTTATTTTAAACACAAAAACACGAAACTACCGATTGCAAAGTCAAAGGAATAGTGACTCGGACTGCCTTTCGGTATAGTCCATCGGGTTTCGTGTCTCTAATATCTTATCAATTTCTTAAATCGCCATTTTATCCTTTTTTGTTCTGCGCTTGCAAAGATAAACAATATTTTGTTAACTTGCAAACGTTTTAGTGCTTTTAATGCTTTATTTGCATTATTTTAAACTTATCCTTTTTTGAAGTTCATTCCAAACTCTTCTTCCGTTACCTCATACATTACATCACCACATGCTACTCTTTGCTTGTCTTTTGCCATCAGTAGCAAGTTCCTATAAGGTATTTCTCTCACGACCTCTTGGTACGACAAATGCAGACTATCCATAAAAGATGCAATCTTGCCTAAGAGTGTATCGTTTCCTATGGTCGTGGTTTTGCTATCATCCTTGCCGCACTCTTCGCCAAAATTGATAGCTTCTGAAAATCCTTTATTGAAATTAGAGAATAAGCCTTTTGCAAGCCATTGACAACATCTTCTAGTTTTCCTTTAGATAATTCATCACTAATGGATTCATCGCCTTGTATAAACACAGATAATGCCTTGCAAGCGTCACCTAAATCTTTCATCATCCCTAAGATTTCCCCTGGCGATTTGCCTTCCTCAAAACGGTCAAGGTATTTAGCCGCCTTTACCAATTTTATAATAGTTGGCGGTGAAATACAATAAGTCTTTCCATTCACCATTGTTGTTACGGAATCCTTCCCAAGAATAGCATCCGCAACTAATTTACTTGCCTTACTCATAGTTCTTAATATAAAAAAGGGAACGGCAGTAATACCATCCCCCTCTATCATTTGTCGTTTATACCTTATCCCTGTTCCACAACTGCAGAACCTTCCCATTGGTACTCGCCAGCCACACCATCGGTCTCACTTTCCATGGCAACGGCAGAAATACCCAAAGTGATATTCTTGTCCTGCTGGTCACCCTTGGCAACGATAGCCGCATTTGAGAAAACGATGTAGTTCCCTGTCTTGGTCTGAGCAACGATACACTTGTTGATATTAGCCAAATCTTGGCTAGAAGACCAACCTACTGCATCTGCCTCCGTTGTAGTCGCTGCTCCGGTTGAATCATACATCTTACCACCTTGAAGGTCAACCTTGTTCTTCCATGAGAATACACCAATAGAGAATGTAATTGTCTTAGCACCCTCATCAGTCTTGTCACGATAGTAAACCTGTCCGTTCAGCTCGTTCTTGTACTCGGTAACACTAGGGTCATCCTGAGAATATCCCCATGTTCCCTCATGGCTGTTCAAAACCTCTGTAGCGGTTTTCAACCATGTAGCCAACTTAGCAGGTGTATTTGCCTCGGTAAGAGGAGCACCATACCAAATTCTCTTGATTCCAATAAATGGTTTCATCTTATCTTACGTTTAATGTTTCAAAATCAATAGTAATGTTTGCGTAATGGCAACTCAACCTACTCTCTTGCTCTATGCCGTGGGAGCGGATAGAATAACGATACCATACATCCTCTGCTTTTCCGACTTCATTGTCGGACAGAATTTCAATAGCCTTCTTTAAAAGCTCGTTCAACTGAGGATTAGCCTCGCCCTCTATATCTTTGAGCAATATATTTACCTCTATAGTACAATCATTGAAATATGTCTTGTCTGCACTCATACGCTTAGGGATGATGACTATCATGCCATCATCGGGAATCTTCTCACCGACCATAGGTTCTTCCCCATCAAGTCCACCCTTTTTCAGATGTCCTTTCAGTCTTCGTTCCATTCCCATAAGCTCCAAGTCATCATAGATTACATGACCTGCATCTATTTCTGTTATCATCGCATATCCTCGATTTCTTTCTTGATATACTGAATACCCGAATCTATAACATCATATCCCCTAGAGGAAACATCTGACGCATATTCCGCTTTGTTGCCAAGGGTCAAGGTGTGGTCATGTACTTTACTATAGTTAGACCTTCTGAGATTACCTGTGCGGTTTCGGTAGTTTCCGTTAGCCTTATCAAGCTCAACAGCAGTTTTACCTAACCTATCAAGGAATTCATCTACTTCCCTTTCTCCCTGTGCAAAGAACGCGTCTATCTCATCCTTTATAACATCAGACATAGATACTCATATAACCAAGATAATTGCACTTAGGGGCATTATAGACCTTTCCACCTCCTCGGTAACTTCCATCATCGAAATAGACCTTGACTTCATCACCTTCGGAAATCTGGCACTTGTCACAAACAATATGATATTTCGGTGTATATATGCTACCATTCTCGGTAGTGAAATGCTCGGTAGAGTTGTCATCGCACCGACAACGCCCCATTTCTTTCCATTCCTCAGAAGAGCTAATGACCTCGTTGTACTTGTTGACAACCTTATTCACGAACTTCTTCTTTAATATATGAGGGGAATATAACATAACCTAGACATTTACCAAATATCAGACTTATCCGTGATAGTGGAAAGCCCTAAAGCTGCCACCACTTCATTATCCGGAGCAACACCATATTTTCGGCAAAGCCACATATAGTATTGTCCTATCCTAGAGTAGTCCCAAGAGACAGAGAATCCATTTTCGTTCACATTGCTCATATATGGGGCAAGCATAAGTTCCTCGATTACGGAAATCATCGCCTTGCCCACAACCTGGGAATTATCAGACGTATATTCTTCGTCAAGGTCTATACCTGACGAAATATCTTCCAATTGGGCATCGGTAATGTTCCAAGCACGCAACTTCTGCGAAATGTATTCTCTTATCTTCATGTGACATCATTATTTCTGAGCCTGACTCATAGCCTCAGCGATTTTCTTTGCAGCCTCCAGCTCGCTCTTAGCCTTTTCGTCAAGTTCCTCTTCTACATTCTCCTTTTCAGAAGTCTCTTCGGTTGACTCGGCAGCATCCTTTTTTGGGGTTTTCTCCTTTTTAGGCTTGCTCTCCTTCTTCTCCTTTAAGACTTCCTTCTTAGGTGTCTCTTCTGATTTTTTATCTTCATCCTCTTTAGGATTTTCTTTTCCATCATTCAAGACTTCCTTTTTAGGAGTATCTTTAATTTCCTTATCGTCTTTTGGAGATGCAGAACTATTATCGTTCTGCACCTCCAACATCTTGCAAAGCTTACGTTCGATAAGGGAGTTCATGCGTTCTTCATCAAAGTCCAAGATTGCACCTACTTCATAGATGGTGTTAAAATGGAACTTATCACGGAACGGACTAATTACCTCACCTCTCATAAGCCTAACCTACCGCTTGTGTTGAGTCCAAAGAGTAGATGGCATCAACGTTATTCAAGATAGGAACAACCATTGCTTGTGAGCTAGTGAACTCACGGAGTGGGTCGTTAGTAGAATAACGGCTAGCCAAGATATACTCATCGGCTGACTGATAAGTAACACCTGCAACTGGTCTTGTAGCTTCGGCTACGTTAGTCCAGAACAAATCACCAAGGTTATCATAGCATGTAAATGTCATGTGACCCTTAGCCCAAGGATTGTGTGTTCCCTTCTTGCCGTTAATCTCGGTCTTGATAGTACGGGCTACACGTACCAAGTTGGTCTGCCACTTATTTTTAAAGATAGACGCAATCTGCTCAAAGCTCAAAATAGGAATATTGCTATCACTATCAATTGCAATGCCTTGATTGAAGGCAAACTGAGCACGAACCTGCTTGCTCTTGCCAAGCAACTTAATTGTGTAATCATCAAGATAACAAGTAGTGATGGTATTTTGGTCTTCCATCGCCTTGTCGTAAACCAATTGGATGTCATCAAGAGGAGTTGCATCCTCTGCGTCCCAAGCCTTAGCACCGTGACCAAACTTATTCTTCTCGGCAAAACCTACATCAACTCGGACACCAGTACCACCGGAACGAGTTGCCAAAGCTACACCTGTTGACAGCTCACTGAGGAACATATCTTCAATACGCTCGTAAACCGCCTGAATACAACGAGGAAGGTCTGCAAACAAGTTACGCAAAATCTGTGGCTGAGGCAAACGTTGCGCAATCATGTTATCCAAATCCTTAAGCTGCTTCTCTGACATGTAAAGCTTCATACCAACCTTTGGGATTTGACCCTCAGCAGTTGAAACCTTATCACGGCTCTTCAATGGAAGTTCCGCATCCATTGATACAACATCAGCGGCAACTCGTGTGTATTCCGCAGTAATTGATGCCCAGCGTCCGTCCTGACTATAGGTGTTAGTCAAGTGGTCTCGGTACATATAGGTCAGTGCGGTCTGGTTCTTGCCGTTCAACTTCTCTACTACACTTGCAACAAGCCGTGGGAAGTATTTATTGACCAACTGAAAATAAAGTGATTTTTCCATCTGTTATCCTCCTTCTTTTAGTCTTTATCCATAGTTGCGTCAGACTCATCGAACTTGTTTGCATCCTCATCGCTAACCAAAGCAATCTTTGGCATAGCTGTAAGGAACGCATCCGGATAGTCTGCACCATTCGCAGCCTTAGCTGCTACCTTGTTTACTTGTCCAGCAGTCATAATTGCCGCTGGCTCACCGTTCAGAATGGAACGATAGAGAACTCCTGCATACTTGTAATGCTCCAATGGGTCACTGGCTGTACCCAAAGCCTTATAATTGCCTGCTTCAATAGGCAATGGCTTGTAAGTTCCCTTACCATCTGTCACGATAACATGACCTGCGTAAAGAACTTCATCTTTTACGCCTGTCCAATCCAAAGCACGACCGCCCTTGATGTCGCCTTCCCATTTCTGGATAATGACGGAATCCTCACCAAAGACAATTTGCTTTTTCGTAGTCTTCAATTCCTGATTCATGTTTTTCAATTTTTAAAGTGACTGAACTAATGATGCGGCTACATTGTCAACTTCCTCCTTTGTTGGCTCACCTTCGCTTGCACGATAGCTGCCCCCGAATTGTGGTTGTTGCAACGCCTTGTAGTTGTTCGCTACCTTTGAGAGGTATGTTTCGATAGTTTCATCTGTAGCATCATCGCTCAGAGTGAAACCCTCGTTGATACGACTTTCGGGAATGCCCAACTCCTTAGCCTTTGATAAAATCTTCGCATCGTGGTCTGCCTTTGCCTTTGCCTTTGCAGCAGCCTCTTCCTTAGCCTTAGCCTCCTCAGTTTGCTTTTGGATAGTTTCTTGCAATTCCTTAATGGTCTTGCTTTGCTCCTCCATCTGTTCGTTGTAAATCTTGGCTTGGTCTGTATTTTTCTGTGTCAAGGTCTCAACGAGTTTTTTGAACTCTTCACGTTCCTTGGATCTTGCTTCCTCAGAAGCTTTCTTCTCTGCTGCTTGCTCTTCAAAGTACTTTTTGAGATACTCCGGCATTTCGTTTTTCTTTGCCAATTCCTCCAAACGTTTCTTTTCGGCTTCTTCAGCGGCTTTCTTGGCTTCTTCGTCAGCTTTCTTCTTAGCTTCTTCTTCAGCAGCCTTGCGTTCAGCATCTTCTTTAGCCTTCTGTGCCTCCTCGAACTTTTTCTTGGCATCGGTAACTCTGCGGTCATTGTCCTTTTGCAAGGACTCCAAAAAACTCTTTTGACTAGCAACCACTGTCTCGATGTTGTCATCAGTAACAAGCCCCATCTTATCAAGCATTTCGGCATGTGCCTGAAGAACTTCATCACCTAACCCAAGAGACTTATACTCTTGTTTTAGTAACTGGAAAATTTTATCTTTCATTCTTTCGATATATTTGTTAAAACTAGTGCAAAGATAATACGAAAAGAGTAATTAATGCATTAAAGCGTTTGCGGGTATCTCACTTTTGGTTAAAAGTGAGTAATAAGGGTGTTTATAAGCGATTTAAGGCTATTTTATCACAAATATGAATAATTAATTGCAACACAAAATAAAACACCTTATATAACAAAAAAACGCCAAATATCCTCACGGACATCTGACGCTTGTCGAATTAAAAAGAACCTAAACATTAAAATATCTAAAAGTTTATGACATTTCTCATATAACCCAAATGATTCAAATTAGAATAGAACCGTCCATCACGCTCTATGAATTTACCGGACTTCAAAATCTCACCATTATGCAACATTGCAAACTTAGAACCATGAGCTGTCCATTTATTCATTTCTTTCATATGTTCATCAGAACCCCAACCATATTTCTTGATAGTAGGATAAATGAAACGTTCAAAACAAATCTGACTATCCGTTTTATCATGCTCGGAGCAGATCGGGAGCACCCCATTATGGGCGAACCAATAACCAGCCTTATAGAACGGATGGCAATTCTTGACACAGACAGAACCATGAGTAGCAAATCTAAAATGTATGATTACATTCTCATTTATATCTCGCTTCATTAATCTACGTATAAATGTAGAGAAATGCAAGCTCTTATAATGGTCAGACTCGCTCACAAATCCGCAACCATCGGGATTTCTCATATACGCTGCCTTCAGCTCATCTACGGATGGCAAAACAACACCTTTCGGACATACAATAATAACACACATATCTTTACCCTTTCTTTTTCTTAATAATACTTTGATTTATTTGTGCCCTAGGGATTTAACCATAGGACAGCATCAATTAATCGTTATTGGCTGCAAATGCATCCTTACGGCTCTGGAAAAAAGCCTTCTCTTCTTTATTCAAGAAAGGTATATCTTCGATGTTCATAACCTCACTAGTGAAGACATTGTTACGAGACCAACCGACAAGCTTTGCGCAGAACTTAACCCACATTTCAATCTTCTTGTAATTAGTTGAACCTTGATGCTGGCGAAACTCTATAGTCTTGTGACGTGTATAGCTCTCAGCATTTACCTTGTAATATCTGTCTCCATAAAAAACACTACGTCTTATATCGTAATTGTCGTGGCAATTAGAGAAATCCTTGTCAAGCAAGCTGGCTGCCCAACGACAATTACCTCTTCTTGAAGGAGCCATAAAACTATCAATCAATCTTTCAAGCTTCTGATAATTCTTGAAGACGTTAACATACTGCTCGCCTGTCAACTTAGCTGCACCAATATGAACGTGAAGACCACAAGTAGAATTTACTCTTGCACCTACGGCATCCAAAGACTTGATAGCCTTCTTCAAAGTTGCCATACCATTTGTATTGCCATTCAATACCGGACTAACAACCTCGTTAGGGTCAACATCACCACCAACTGAAGAATCACTAACAATCTTGAAATAACTCTTGTTATCGGTGTGGTTATAGCCCTCAGAATGAATATCAACACCATTCTGACGACCCGCCTCTATCAAGGCATTGCGCTCGGCATGAACACATTCAATCTCAACACCGAATGTATAAACGAATCTCGTTGAAGTTGAACCGCTTGGTACACAAACCTTCAACATATCAGAGATTTCTTTCTCACGAAGACCGCAAGCCTTCAATGCAACAATCTTTTCGTTGCGAGGCATCTTAGACTTCTTGATTTCGTCAATAGTCTCAATTAATGACTTCTTTGAACTTGCGAATGAAAAACCAGTCTGCTTAGACATAATTAATTGTGCTAGTTGTTTCGGGTCTTACCCATTGGTGTCGCTCTCACCTTATTGAGTGAAACTTGTCACTCGGCAAATCAACCAACTTATCTTGATTGACGATGCAAAGATACAAATTAGTTTTGAAATATGCAAATGTTTTAAGGTTTTTCTTCTAATAATTAACCTTCTATAACTAATATATGTATCTTGTTAACAATTCAGCTTTTAATATACCTTATTATATATATAAAAAGGCTTCGATGTTCACACACCAAAGCCTAAAAAACTTTACTAACTAATTACCAAATTTTATCAACTATCTTCTTGAATCATCACCAATATCTTCTTCTACTCCCAAATCCGGCAGTCGGTCATACGCTTTTTGGTCATCACCTCCTTCAGACTTGACACCTAGCAGGTAACCATTCCGAAAAGCATAATATACCAGCTTTTCCATATCTTTAGCCGTTGCGTTATCTGTCAAATGCAGCGTGGCGTACAATCCCATCAAGAACTTCCGTACATCTTTTGGATATACCTTGTTGTTCTTTTCTAAAGCGACTGCCATTCTTAACGGACTTTTCATATTCTTCAATTTTTCGTTAAACCATCAAATGAAGCACAAAAAAGAGGCCATTCCGCTTGCTTCCCTAGTTCATAAGCTTATTCACAACTTTATTCGCCCCATCTGCTTCCTACGTTATCCGTTGACAGATGTCCGAGATTCCAACAGAACAAACATCACGGCTCTCTTCTTGTGTATCATTGTGCCAACGGAAGGATTCGAACCTTCGACCCTAGGATTAAAAATCCTATGCTCTGCCACTGAGCTACGAAAGCGTAAAGGAATGATTGGAGTTGCACCAATGCCCCCTTGGTTACAAACCAAGTGCTCTACTTCTGAGCTACATTCCCCGTAATCTGACAAAGTTACTCGTGGTGCAAGGGAGATTCGAACTCACCGAACCCTCTATGGGAATTGATTTACAGTCAATCTTCTTTAACCGCTTGAATATCGCACCATTTATGGAACACATTCCTAACATTACTTTGTTGCCCCAAGCGGATTCGAACCACTAATGACAGAACCAAAACCTGTAGTGTTGCCATTACACCATAGGGCAAATTTGTACTGCATAAAGGATTCGAACCTTTGAATACCAGCGTGAAAAACTGGCGACTTAACCACTTGTCTAATGCAGCGCCTAGGGATTCTCACCCTAATTAGAGTTGCCTTGTTATAGTCTGGCTGGGCTGGGTGTAACCTGGAAAACCATGCCGTAAACTCCTAAGTCTTGACTTATGGTAGAAGCGACCTCTCAGAAGGCCATCTGTTTCAAACACGATGCAAAGATAAGCATTTAATTTTACCCTTGCAAATAATTTAGTGTTTATTTAAACTCTTTTGATGTTTTTTGCATCATTTATCCTTGCGAAGAATACCACAGAGGGTTTCTATAAGTTTCTTTGCGTCATCACCTTTGATTTCGATGACATTGGAATTTCCATCAGGAACATCCTCGCCTTTCTGTTCCTTATCCAAACGCTTACGAAGAGCCAAGTCTGGATTCTCTACCAAGATAGAATCCAAAGCATAATTGCAAATGCGGCTTGCAAGTTCCTCGTTACCATTCGCATCACGCACAAACTCATTCTTGCCTTCAAGAATACCCACAATCTCGTTGTATTCTTCAGCACTCTCACAATTTCGTGAGAGCATACCAATCACCTTGTAACGGTCAATCTCAAAACTGACCTTTAATTTGTCTTTATTCATTTCTGTTTACTTGATTTAAAAATTAATTAATTGCGTCTTATATTCCACATGCTTTCCGCAGGGCCAACCATAACATCAATATTTGCTCCTTGCTTATTTGCTACTGTCTCAATCCACTTAAGGTTGATAAACTGACCAGCGGAAAGGTTCATTTCTTCCATATATGCCTTATCTGCCTTTGCCTTTTGTCGCTCAGCCTTTTCTCTTGCTATCTGCACTTCATATTCACGTTCTTGTGTCTGCTTAGCTTGCACAACCTTTGCCGTGCGGTTCATTTCATAAAGCTGTTCCTTGTTTGGTGTAGCTTTACCGATGATAACCTCCTTTATGATGATAGGCATCTGCTTTTTCTTTGATAGAGCGTTCACATAGTCCTGCATCTGCTTGCGTATCTTGGTGTCAATCTGATTAAGCACTTGCCGATTCGACATCAAGTCAAATGGGGAATACTGAGAAATATGGTCTTGAACCAGTTTGCAGAAATAATTGTTGAGATTAGTATCAAACCATTTCTCACCATAATTCTGCAAAAGAATTGGGGACTTGCCTTGCTCAATCTGAGTAATGATTACAGTATGGAAGTCAAGTGGCGTGTTATCGTCACTAAACAAATCATCTAAGGTAATCTCGTGACGGACTGGAACAATCTTGAAGTAATAACCACTCGTTGACCACCAACACCAAGTGAGACCAGTCTGCACAGCTTGCTGTTCAACACCTCCATGCCCAATAAACCAAGGCTTCTTTACGATTACGGCTTCTTCGTCTGCATCAGGAGAAACCGAATGACAACTTGTAAGCGCACTCATGCCGAGTATCGCAATACAAAACATTAAGATAATTTTCTTCATTCTTGATTTGATTATTGTGTTATATTATACCAAAAATTCCTCTCTTTATAAAGTTCTCCCTTTTTCTCATACCGGATAGCATCTGACTCTTCACATAGCTGACGAATACGCATATACAAGCGTTTATCCAGCTCTTCTTCAAACAAAAGAGACAACTCCTTCCAATTGTCAACAACAGGAGCAAACCAAGGATATTGCTTCTTTACAACCTGTAGCTCATCCAAGGTTACGTGTCCGTATTCTACCATGTCATAGCATCTACGGAAGTCACTATTGTCTTTGGGAATATTCAAATCTTTCTTTCGTTTTACCCCCATCAATGCACTCCACATAGTCATTGAAGAGATACCTGTATCACAAGTAGCTATCCACTCTATCATTCTTTGCTTGTTCATTTTCTTTTATATTAATCACGCTAAGTCGCTTTATTAGCTCTTCACATGCTTCTTTAGTTAAGATGCAATTCTTGAAATCTTTAATACCAGTAACCTTTTCACGAATAGCAGCATTCGTGTCGTACACTTCTTGTAGTTTTTTCTGAAACTCAATTACGTCTTCGTTGGTGAGTTTACCTTTCTTCTCAACAATCTTGTTTGTTATATTCTTATAAACACATTCGAGTTCAATACATAAACGAGTTTCTAACTCCATCATTATTGCGTGTACAAAAGTATCATAAAGTCTTTCCATCTTGTATTTCCTCCAAAAGTCTTTTGATTTCCTCGTTATCTTTATTCTCAATGCGAGCCTTTAAGATACTCTTGAAAGCGGCATCCATCGCCTCGTATCTGCCTAAATACTCCTTGCCATCCGTATGACACAAGCCTTCCTCTACACGCCATGATGTAGTTTGCCAACAGAACTTTCCTTTCGAGACATTTGCGACACAAATATAATAACCGAAATGCTCTAAAAGCCAATCAAGCACCATATCATAGCTTGGAGCGGATATTGCCGGATGCTTACTACTCAACTTTAATGCAGCAGAAAACTCAATATTGGATTTCTCCCACTCGGAATTGGAGTAAGCAATATAACTGCCGTAATGTTCACTATATTTTCCACCCTTACGAATACCACCCTTTGCTGTCCAAGGGCTGGCGTAAGCCCAAAATTCGGCTATCTTCTCATCGTAGCCAACCTCCTTCAGAAGCTTGGCTATCTCAAAAGGAACTACCTTTGGTTTTACCGTATGCCTATTTGCCATTTTTCACCCTTTCTAAACTGAACCCGATTCTGACTTATCTAATTCATCAATCGCCTGTCTAAGCAAAGGAAGTATCTTATCCAAATCATCGAAATTCGGTACGACTTCATTCACTCGCAAGATTGCTTGACCTAGCAAACTCTTAATCTTTTTTCTGTCCATTGCTCTTGGCTTGTTTCTCTAAGTCTTTTAAATCTACCTTCTCAAACCGAGGAACCGGCTTACCATCTACCTCAACATTACCAAAGAACATATCCTTTGGTCGCACCCAAACTTCATGTTGTCCGCACACTGCTTGATACGCAACCTTAGCTTCAGAAGTCTCGCTATCAGTAACCTCACCAAGGTACTCATAGAAATTACCCTTGTAGTGTCGGTAAATCGGCTTATTGAATCCACCATGCAGCCAATCGGCTTTGTCCTTGATTTCCACGTACTCCCTTACCGCATCACACTTACAGGACTTACTCAGCTCTTCTACCCAATCAAAGAAAGCTTGTTTGTCCTTGACCTCTTCACTTGATACCATGAAGAGATAAGTGCAAAGAAGCATCTTACCTGCATCGGTATCATATTTCTTGTTCACCTCTTCAGCTAATTGCATCATAGGTGTATCTAAGCGATAATTCCAACTCATAATCTATCCTTTCTTACTTTTTAAATTTGCCAAGTCCTCTTTCAAACGTAGATGGAAATTATCTTCTCCATCATCACCGGAAAGAAGCCAATCAATTCTTTGGGCATAAACCTGAGCTTTCTTCAGAAGTTCAATACCCTTTTTGAATTCCTTGATAGTCTCTTTAGATAAGCCATATCTATTAGGCATCGTATGATGATGCTTTCTAACATACTTGTCTTCATCCTCCTCCAACCATCGGTCTTCGAGAAAGCATCTTTCGTCTTCCTCATCCAATGGATGACCATCAATATAATCTTCTATCTTTGTATATATGTCAGCAATCCTATACTGAGCATAATCAAAACGTCCACCACTCATAATCTTCCAACTACTGGAATTTGAACTTATTTCAGCACACTCAATCTTGCTTCTAGCTGTTGGATGATGTTATCTATTGTCTTACCCTTATAGTCAACAGCAATATCCTCCAACACTTCAATCTGAGCCGCAATCTTAATTCTATCTCTTATTAATGTCATAATCAAACTTGTTTCTTATGATGCCGTGCTTGCAAAGTTGTAATGCACAATATATACATAACCACCATACATCTTTCCAATAGTTACTTCAACGTAATCAAAGATGATGTCGCCATCCACCTTGTAAGAAACCAAAGGCCCAGTAGGGAATGCGTTGTGCTCTGTATAGTAACGATACACTTCTTGTGATAGTAACTGCTTGAATACATCAACCTCACCGTCCTTTGAAAAAACACCCTTAAACTCATCTTCATTGTCGATTGCAACAACTACTCCAAGTTCTTTTCTTACACATACACCTTCGTTTGTACCACTTTGCTCATTATACAAGACTGGTAATGTGTAAACACCTCTCGATTCTTCCATATGCTTATTCTTAATTTGTATTTTATTTTATCCTTCCACTTTCTTGCATTGAGCTAAGTCTATCGCATACGCCCAACGCTTAGGGACAAAAGACATCGTAGGCTCAAATCTATTTGCACGTTCAACACATACATCTTGCGTCCGGTAAATCAATCCGTCTGAGCCTTTTACCTGTAACTCAACTAGAATAGTGTGGTCTAGCATCGGGAACTTATCAATATCATGCCAGACTTCACCACCTTCAATGAAGGAAGGCTTAATATGATTAATCTTTTTTGCCATCACTTACCACATATAAAATGGTTTGACTTATATTCTCTAGTTATGGTCTCACGGCTACCAAAGCACCATAAGTCCCTGGATTGTTCCTTGTGCAACCTTGATGACTTAATATAATAGCCATTGTTGACATCATAATGCTTACGTACCATGATATTGTCATTTACCACTCCAACCTCATCATCAGTAATTACATAGAACAAACGCCCATCGCTAAATGCTTTCAAGCCTTTGTAAACTCCGTTAGAGACAACCATCTTTTCATAGCCGTTCGTCTCCCAGTTGGCATAATCCCAGATGGTTCCCAAATCATCATCATTCAGAAGATTATTATCAATAATAACCTTGCCGATAACCTTGAATTTGCCATCTTGCATCATTGCCTCAACGACAAATTCATCGGCAGCGTTGAAATCGCTAATCTCTATGGGTCTCATAATACTTATGCTTTATATTCTCGTAAATCACCCTCTTTGCAGCCTTTGCTCTTCTGTTATTATCCGAAAAGACATCATCATACAAAGACATATCTTCACTCTCAAAAGCCACATGCTCACCTTTGTAGCAAGCATCAAAGCGGCATCCTTTTTCGGACTTAGCCGCAGTAAACTTTATCTTACCAAACTTAATCTGCATAAGCCCTATCCAAGAAAATAAATTAATGATACTATTTCAAGAGCAAATAAAAACGCTAACGCATTCTCAATTGTGAATACCTTTTTCATTGTTTCAATACAGTTTTACGTGTGTCTCACGTTCTAAATTTATATTGTAAGGGGATTTCATATCCCCTTTGTTGTTCTTACTTCAAAACTCGATAAGTTTTATCGAAATCATTAAAACTCTTCAAGTAACCTTTCTCTGTCAAAGAGTTTAAAATTTCTTTCAACTCATCCTTGGTATTATCCAAATCGAAATCATACAAATCTTCAAAAGTAAAGTACTTGTTACCTCCGATTACATCAGCCATCACTCCGATGTTGCCATAAACCATTGTCTCTTTCTTACTCAATCTAGTATTCATAACGAATCACAGTTTTTACGGTGTGTCTCACCTTTTTAATTAGTAACCTTGTTTCTTAATTACGATGCAAAGATACAAAGAATATTCGAAATATGCAAACTATTTAATGTGTTTCTTTTATATTTTAACGCTTATTATATGTGTAGGCACGAAATTAACTTTCTGTAGCAGAAAAAGCCAAAGAATCCACCATTTCGTTATACATATTACCTCTATGAGCCTTAACCCAATGGTATCTTATCACCTTGCCTTTCGCTACCTTATTATATATAGGCTGTAAGTCTCCTAACTTGCAAGCCTGTATTCTCTCTATAGCCACTTGGCAATCCACATATACATCAACAGAACACAAAGGAGGGCAATCACCCAATGCTTGAATGACCGCCCTTATTTCGGCTCTCACCGAATCGTTCACTTTGGCTGTGATAAATGTATATTTCCCACTATTGATAATCGCTCCCTTATGAAGCACAAGCCAACCGCAACCACACTTGTTGTTCTTACTAGAGCCATCAGCATACACTTCATAGCGCACACCTTTATCCTCATCAACAATCATCTGAGCAACAACCTCCAAAGAGTCATTGCTCATCACATTGGCTATTTGCTTGGCTTTCTTCTTCATAAGCGATTAAATCAAACCTCGTTCCTTGAACTCATTCATCAATGGGGTTGCCAAGACCTCAATATCTGGATGAGGCTTTCCGGTAGTTCCTTTTGATCGCAAATCGAAGAAATGAAGCCAATCACTCACGAATGCAGTATGAATCAACTCCGTGTTGGTATCAAGAGGAAGTATCGTTCTCGCATCCTGTGGCTTAAGACCATCATCCTTGACCAAAGACAAATACATCATTTCGCATACTCTATTTGCAAACCACCATTTTTCTACCGGACTCCAATGCTCATAACTACCGATGTTCTTTGATAGGTCAACAAATGTTCCACCATCAAAAGACGATGGATTAACCGCATCATCTTCGCTAACCCACTTTGGCTTGTTGATAGCAATCTCTCCTCCGAACTTATCTTTACTATAGTTGCAATATCGGGTGCTTTGTTCCGCTACGGAATCTACACGATGTCTGTTAGCCTCTCTACTTACCGCAATCTGAGTAGTAAAGCGGACTGTTATTCGCTTCTCATGCCATTCCGTAGGCTCGCAAATATAGTCCAAATCCTCAAACCAGTTATTTTCAACTATCACTCTGTAGTTGGTTGTGATATAGTAGTCGCTGCCAATCTGCATCACCTTTGAATATTTGTTCTCACGATAGTGCTTGACCAACAAAGACTCCGGTACAAAAAATCCTTCTTCATAGGCTACATGGAGATAAATCGTTCCATGCTCACACATGGCAAGATGATTGCTGCTTACCATACGCTCAACGAAAGGCTTTGCGCTGTCTTTATCAATCTTCATACTTGACGCATAGCAAGTGCGACCACACAACTCTATCTGCTTATAAACTCCATCCATGCCCTCACCTTGGGATAGGATTTCATATCTCGGTTCTAATATCTTCATGTCCTTATAAGTTTTAAAATTCGACCACAAAGATAGCTATTATATTCCACTCTACCAAAAATTAGCACTCAGTTTAACAACACTTATCTATATTGTGAAAAACAAAAACTTTCAAGATGGAAAAGAGGAGAGCGCATCATGCCTTCCCCTCCTTCTCGATTATATATCAATATTACTACAGTTGTTCTAGTGTGTCTCACCGCTTGCAAACATATCTCCTTGACTAGATGGCTTGTAACCGATGATTTCCAACACCTCCCCAAACTTGTTGTCATACCACTTTGGAATGGTTTGTCCAGGCACATCCTTGTAGATGTCATTCAAAGCATACTCCAATCCTTTCTCTGTGACGGAATAGTACTTGTGAACCTTGCCGTGCGCACCCTTTCGGGTCTTCTCTTCCAATAAGCCAGCAGCCAATGCCAGCTTATTGAACTTGATGGCTGATAACTCAACACCACGTTCTTTCAATAATTCACTGACTGCGTGCGAAGCACCATTCGGAGCGTGGACGTAATCGGGAACCGGAACACCATAAGGCTCTGCTATCTGACTCACCAACTGCAAGCGTGCGGCATCACTATATCGCAACGAGTCCATTACCCAATTAGCAACCGTCAACTTGTCTTGCAAGAAACTTTGCTGAGGCTTCATTTGCTCGGCTTGCACCTGCTCACGATGCTTAATTTCCAACTCCTCCCAACGCAAAACCAACTTCGCTCTTGCCTCATCATTAAACTTGGTGGCAATGTAAAGACTCTCACGTTTGGTAAGGGAATAGCAAGGTCTAGTCTCTCCCTTTTGGTCTTGGTAATTAACGAGCTTAAAACCTAGCCCGTTAACCTTTATCCACGCAGCCTCCATCTTACGAATAGACTGCATAACATTCTTATGCAACTTATTTGTCATAGTTGCAATTTCCAACGAGGTGATTCTTTCTTCTCCATCACCTGTCATACCAGATTTCACAATACCCGATGGGAACACTGGCGGATTCACCATCATTCGGTTTACATTTTCTGTCATAGTAACTCCAAATTTAATTTGTTAATAATTATATTTGGCTGTGGTGGAAACGAAAAGCCCCATCCGCTAAAGTCACGAGTGCGGACAGGGCTTAGCCACTTGCCCACTAAAGTAGAGAGATGAGCTTGTGGCAATTCTCCACGCTTGGAGAAAGTGAAATATCTAACAAATTTTAATAGTTTCAATATCCTTATTAGCCGTGCTCTCTACTTCACAACCTTGTTATTTTCGGCTGCAAAGTTAATATAATTTTTTCTAACTTGCAAACGCTTTAGTGTTTTATTCAAAACGTTAACGTTTGTTTTGCTTTGGAGGACTTCTGTCTTCACCAGCACGACCAATTCTTATGGCACTTTTCTGCACATTACTTCTTCTTTCCATTGCTCACGGAATTTAATAGTTAAACTTCAAAGATAATGTGCAGTTGCTCGGGTGTGCCTCACCTTATATATTGTTACGCTACCATTAATAGCATTTCTTTTGATTGCATCTGAATCCATTGGCAAGCATCCTTTCGGAAAAAGATGTCAGAATCGAACCGCTTGCCATCCACGATAATGTGACTACAATTGCATTCGAACTTATGGTTTCGGGTTAGTGGTATCAAAAGGTACGTATTACCCTCTTTCTTGTCGTACACAAGCGTCAAGTCCGTACCGATAATCTGTGATACCACCTTGCGACCATCTGAGCTTAAAACGCCAATCTTGCCATTATGCTCAACGTAAAGAACATCCTTCAAATTCTTATCCATATCTCTTAAATATTTAATGTTCAAAGTCCGGTGCAGTTTAGCGTGTGCCTCACGAAATCTATTACAAATCACACTCGTATGAGTATTGCTTTTTCAGCTTGTTCAATGCGTTCTCGGTAACGTAGTAGATGTTATCGAAATATTCGCTTTTCTTGATGCTTCGGCTTTCCTTCAGCTCTACCTTGTGATTGAATGTCACTTCGTAGCGGTTAGCGATGCTTGTAATCAAGAAATCGACCTCACGTTTATGTCTGTCTAGATTGGTCTCTTTATACTCACCACGCTTGATAAATGCGTCCTTGTTCGTCTCTTCGATGGTTGCAACCATGTTGCCTTGCATCACGATAATCTTTGCGCTCATATCTAGTTTCTTTTTAAATCCTTAATAACCTTGTTAAGCAACTCGAATCAAGTTGTAGTTCTTGAATTGTCTCCACTCGCCCTTGACTTCATCCCAATACTTTGTGCAGTCCTTGCAAGCGTAACCCTTGCCGTTTGGAGTGTAGTCAATATGACTCTCCATCAAAGTGCCGAAAGCCTGACGAATCTCACCATTCATTTTCTGAAAGTAGAACTCAACGACCTGCTTCTTCATGCGAGCCTTCAGTTTGATAACCTGCCAAGCTTGCTTCAAGCATTCTGCCCAACTCATATAAGCACCTTTAAGCTGAAAGGCTCTGTGTGCCATATTCATCACTTCTCTCATCATATTCTTAAATGTAGTAGCCATAATCTTTCAATTTTAAACGTTAAACTTAAATTACTTACTTTGCAAGTCCGATGCTCTCACGCAAGAAGCTCTTAGCCTCATCGTTGTTCATATTGAGCTTTATTGTTATCATATTCAACATTCTATCAACATCTTTTTGGGTGTTCATTCTGTTGCTTACGAACTCTATCATAACGAACTTCTGAATCAAGTTTCTTCTTATCATTGAAGTAGTCATATTGCTATACCGTTTTACGAGTGCCGACTCGGAGGTGCAACCTCAGCTAAATTAATAATGTTATTGTGACCTTTGTTTCTTAATCACGATGCAAAGGTAACATATTTACGTTACACTACCAAATATTTTAGAAAGAAAATGTAACGTATTTAAGTTAATTAACAGATATTCATTTGTAACGTACTATTCTTTAAACTTCGTTAATACTTTTACGTATATATGCTACATTTCAAATATTATTCTTATCTTTGCAAGAAAATATCAATGTAACGTATTACGTATTATGAGATTTAAAGATGTTCTTAATAAATATGGTGTAACGCAACAAGACTTAGCAGACCGGATGGGTATGAATAGAGTTTCGGTTTCTCGTTTACTTAGCGAGAAAAACGACTTGCGTATATCAACTATCGAAAAAATAGCAAACGCTATAGGCTGTCCTGTAGCAGAATTGTTTGATAAGCAGAACAAAGTAGATGCTATGAGTGATTTCATCGCCCTAATAAAACAAGGTGGTGAGTTGTATTCCGCATCGTCCATTGCTGAGGCTAGGGACGTGCTGGACAAGTTGGAAAGTGTTAAGTAACGTAAGGAACATTCCTTGCAAGTATTAATAATTAAAACTTTTACGGCTATGAATGATTTTTTCAATTTGAGAGGTACAGCGGTATTCCGTGTTCTCTCGTTAATTAGTACAGTAGCACTATGGTTAACTATATTATTGTTTGCCATCGGCTTGATGATGGGCTTCTTTGGAGAGCAGGAGACGAAGGCGATAGGATGGGCAATGGTTGGATTCTCAATCTCTTCCTTTATCTCTTGCCTATTCATGTTCGGCTTCTGTTACCTGATTAAGATAGCTAAGTCTTACGACAAGGACAAGCAGGAGGATAATAAGGAAATAGTATTCCAATACAAGGGTTACAAAGGCACTTTCACAAAGGATGACAATACTGGAAGGTTTGATGGCCACATCATCGGGACAAGCTATTCCTACTCTGGCTACAGCCTTTCAGAGACAGAACTTGCATTTCAAGCGAGAGTTGACGAATTACTGGAAGAAAAGAAACTATAAAAAAGAAAGAGGAGCGCATCATACGTTCCTCTTCTTTGTTTACAATCTACTCATCTTGTCTTTTAATTCGTGAATATCATTGAATGCTTGCAGCATAGGCTTATGCCATCGCTCTTGTCGCTCATCAATCGACTGCAAGTACATCAAGCTTTGTGCAAGGATAGTCCTATCCTCATCAACGGCTAACCAAATGTTACCCACATTACCCATAATAGTATTCACACTAGCCGTTAATAAGCTACCCTCTGTACCACCATCACGAGCCGCAATAGCATCCAACTTGGTATTTATGAGCTTTGCTTCCTCATACGTTCCCTCTGTGGCGATCTGCACCGCAGTGAAACGACCATTCAACTCTTCTCCTGTATCTTGGCTCATTGATTCAAAAGAACCGGAAGAAGCGGACTGCTCGTAAGATTGCTTGTAACCCGTAATATCAGCAATATTATCACGAATAGCCAAACCCTCTTGAACTATCTTGTCATACTCTTCTTTAAGATTATTCAATTCGGTTGGCGTGAGCTGCCTTCCTCCATTCTCCTTCATCTTGTTTGCCCAGCTCTCATAAAGAGGCTTAAGCTTTTTATTCATAAGGTCTCCCAAAGCGAAGTTAAGCATCGACTGGTTGAGCATTGTAGTGAAGTCATTAGAAAAATCCTTTGCAGACTTACTCATATCCATAAGATTGTTTATGAAGTCACTCTTCATCGAATCAAAGGTTGTTTGAGTCAAATTCTCATTGATTTGCTCCGTCAACTCCTCTAGTTTTCCCGCCAGTTCTGTATATTGCTCCCAATATTCCGTCTTATCATACTTACCTTGGTCGGTCATGTTCTTCCATACATCCGCATTATGTGTACGAATGTCAGCCATCTGCTCTGGAGTGAGCTTATATATATCCTCCAAGGAATTAACCTTGTTTATCGAAGAATTGGTATAACCGCCTCTGACAGCCGATTGCTGTGCCAAAGTCTTATTGATTGCCGCATAATCTTGTGCAGAAAGATTCCAATAATAAGCATTTGAATGGTGTGCCCCATGATACCCCATCTGTGTTTTGAGAATATCCATCGTTTGGGTATTAACCTGCTTTTGGGCATCATAAGCAGCATTATAATTGCTGACTGCCGTATAACCGGAAGACTTGTCGATAGAATCCTTTAACTTATCAATAGAATACATCAATCTGTCATTGCTCTCGGTCAGCTCTTCTGTTTTCTTCGCAACTTCTGCACCATTACCTCCGCCAATACCGAACATCTTGCCCAACGAGCCAATGGTTTTTATTCCATTCATAGCCGCACCTATGTAGTTTCCGCTTGCAAAATCAGAAAAGGCTTGTGTTCCACTGTTCAATGCATCCATTCCGTTATTCACGGCTTTACCAAAGCCTGTGTTTCCGAGACCCAAAGCATCGACTAACCCAGGAAGGTCTTTCAGCTTCTCTTGGATTTTCCTCAAGCCTTCAGCCCATTCCTCTATAGTATCATGCAAGCTCTTCTTTGCAGCATCCTGCTTTACCTTGGCTTCTTCCTGTGCCTTTCCGACTTCCTTCGTAGCCTTTCCGACCTTAACCTCTGAAACCGCCAAATCATCAAAAAGCTTACGTAACTTCTCCGTTTGGCTTACACTGAGATTCTTGGTAGAACCCATAAGTTTGTCCTTATTGGCAGAAGTGATATTACTGGTATCTATGTTAACCCCACTTTCCGCAAACACACCTTGGATTTTTCTCCTTTGGCTCATGTTATCAGCCTTGGCATCAAACTCCCCCTTTCTAGCTTGTGCCAATCGGTCTTGCGCATCCTTCGCCTCATCAATAAGCCTACGGTGTTCACGGACTGCATCATTAACCAATCCCCATCTATCCTTCTGCTCGGAAATCGCATCATCAATCTTGTAGATTTGGTCAGATACGGTTTTCATGTCTTCAATTTCCAACGTACCCGAACCAAGCAACTCCTTCATCTTCTTGCGAAGGTCTTCAAGATAAGGAATACTCAATCGGTTCATATCCTGAAAGACAACATCCCAATTGATAGAATCCTTGAAATCCGAAAAATTCAACTTCTTCAACTGGTCGTTCATCTCCATTTCAGCGTTCGCTGCACCAAAAGTATCTCCCTTTTCTCTTGCAAGGTCTATCTTGTCCGTGTATTCTTTTAGAATAGCATAACGTTGTTGTTCTAAGCTGCCGTATTGCTTCATGAAATCCAACATGTCCCTAATCTCTGCTTGCTGGATTTCCTTCAGCTTTAATTGCCTCTGTTTCTCAATCAAGGCAATTTGGTCTTCAGAGTTCTGTCCAATGGTCTTTCCTAGATGATTACCCTTGTCGTCAACCATTTGTGTGCCCAATACCTCTTTGCGGTATTCCGCATCGGACTTACCCTGTTTCCACATGCTGGCTTTACGACCTTTTCCCGAATTTACCCATACGATCTGGTCTTTCTTCTTCTTAGCCTCAACGAGTTTGTCAATCGAATCCTCTATAGCCTTTTTCTCCTTGTCTGAAGACATATTAATTTGAGCAATCTCCTTTTCGGTCTCATTCTTAATCAATTCTGTTCTTCGCTTTGACAACTCATCACTGGCTTTCTCCGAATAGGATGAAATAGACTTGGAATAGTCTTCCTCAGCCTTCTTGCGTTCATACGCTCTTGCTTGTGGGTCATCCGTTGCACCTGTTTTCTTAGGTGTTGTTTTCTTAGGTGTAGCTTTCTTTGTCGTTTCCTTCGGCTTATTTGCATCGGCTTTTCTTTTCACCTCTCTATCTTTCAGAATAGAACCAGCCATAGCGACATCAAGCCTATTGGCATTTTCGTCTCTTAGCTGATTTCCTTGCTTTGTCAGCAATTTACTTCCTTTATGATTAGTTCGGTATTGCTCTTGCCTATTTAAATCTGCCTTACGTCTATTAATCAAAGATTGCAACTGCTTATCCGTTAAAGATTTCATCCAACTTGGAATTTCTGTATCATCATAATGGATTTTCAAATTTAATCCATATTCCTGATTCCATATAGAAATAAGCTGGTCTGTTGAGGAAGTTAAGGCATCTATGCTTTGTTTATTTTGCTGAGCTACCCATTGTGACCTAGCCTGTGTATTATTCCAATCTACATTTTCAGCAGCCGCCTTCATTATCGCATCCTCTGCGTTTTTATAACTTATCTTTAATTTTGCAAGATTACTCGTATGCTCCAATATCGAATGGTCAGTATTCTCTATAGTTGCTATATTGTAATGTTGTTTTTCTAAGAACGAATCAATAGGCGCAAATGTCTTTTTAACTGCATTTGTGTAAATATTAAAAGCATCTATATGCTCCTTGTAAGACAATGTGCTATCATCTACTCTTTGCTTCAACTTAGCCAGCCTATCTAAAACCTCATCTGTTGCTATGGAATTATACATCATTTGTATTGATGTTATATCTTCCTTATCTACATGTTGCCCACCTTGATACCAATGACCGGATAAGTCTTTGCTAAAATTGTCATCTTCTTTGTTTCTTGCTTCTGTATATTGGGAAGTGGCAGACATTAAAGCATTAGCCTTTTCTCTTTCAGCATTCTCCAATTGTAAGGTTGCAACAAATTCATCATGCTTTCCTTTAAGTGTTGTTAAATTGTCCTTTTCGGCATCACACTTAATCCCGAACTGCTCGTATGTTTGGATAAGTTCTTCTTTAGCTTTGTTGTAAGCATCAGTTCCTTCCTTAGAAGACCTCATTACGTTAAGCAAGCCATCAACTTTCGCTCTTGTGTTTTCAGCAGAATCTCCAAAATGCTTTGTGTCAACAGAAATATCTTCCTCTTCACCTCCGAACATAGCAACGGCACTAGCAAGCGTTGTTACCAGTGTTATAATACCAGTAATCGGATTTGCAAGCATAGCTGCCCACATTCCCTTTAAAGCCATAGTTGTGGATTTTACCGCATTACTGAGCATTAATTCAGCTGTTGTCATTATTTTAACACTTGCAGTATGGATGGCATTTTTTACCGTTGAAGCAGCCGTAGCTAAAGTACTAGCCTTTTTCGTAGTCGTATTGGTAGCTTGACTAACCGAATTCAACTGCGTTTGTAGTGTCGCTTGTCTCTCTTGTAATTGCTCACGAATAAGCGCAGCTCCTCTTTGCTGACTTGCAATTGTCGAAACATTTGTTTGAGCAGTATTCACTTTCTTCGCAGCGGTGGCCAAACGTTCCTTTGCTTCTAGTGCATTCACGGCATTACCCTCTGCGTCAAAAGCTAAGTTTGCACCATCAGCGGTTTCCTCAACCAATTTTTGAGCCTCAGCAAAGGCATCTTGGGCATCTTGCAAATCATTCAAGGCTGCTGTATATTGTCTAGCTAACTCAATATCCCTATCATCAAGATTTGATATTTTCTCTGTGGTTGTTTTCAAATCTTCTTTAAGAGATTCTATCTTTTGTTGACGAAGTTCCTCTGTCTTTCTTTTTTCTTCATCAAGCTCAATTTGGCTTTGTGCCGTTGCTTGTTGTTGAGTCTGTAAGAGTTCACGTTTCGTCTCTAGCTGGGAACGCATTTGTGCCGAAATAACGCCCTCTTGCTCGGCTGCATCTAACCTTGCCTTTACAAAGTCATCGGAAACAGATGTATCTCCAACAATACTTGCCAAGTCTTGTTGTTTATTTACTCGCTCTTGCTTTTTATCCTTACCAAGCGACTTGTAGTTAGAGTTTTCTAGGTCTTGCAAACGCTTGATTTCTGCGTCAATTCCCTTCATCATATCATCGGCTTTTTGAGCTTCCTCTGCTTTGCGAATAGAAGCAGCCGCCATTAATGATGCACGATAAGAACCAACAGCTACTGTAGCAACGCCAATAACTTTTATTACCTCTTGCCAATTCTCTACCATAGCAGAAATAATTGACAATCCACTAGAGAACACGCCCTCGGATTTTTTGCCGATTTCGTTAAACATCTGTTGGATAGAGTCGCCAATGTTACTCCACTGACCCTCCAATGTCTTTGATTGTTGCTCCATCAGGCCTCCGAAACGACCGCCAGCTTGCGTCATGTTGGCGATAGCTTCCTTGAAGATGTCTGATGTGACTTTTCCCTTAGAAACAGACTCTTGAACCTCAGTTGTATTTTGGTGCAAAATTTTACCAAACTCTTCTGCCAAAGGAACACCTCTACCCATAAACTGACGCAAGTCCATTGTAAACATTCTTCCTTGCGAAACGGTCGTTCCGTAAAGATAAACAAGTTCTCCAAGCGGAATGTTCAAGCCCGAAGCAATGTCACCTAGCTGAACAAGAGTTTTATTAACATCTTTCGCTTCCGTTCCGTATGCCAAAAGTTGTTTTGCTCCGCTCGTAATACTGGACATGTCAAAAGGCGTATGAGCTGCCGTTTGGATAAGTTCGTCCATCAATTGCTTAGACTTATCCGCACTACCAAGCATGGTATTGAAAGATATTTCAAGTTGCTGGAATTGGGAACGAGTATTGAAAATACTACTTGTCAGTTGTTCAAATCCTAAACCGCCAAGCAAAGCAGCCGAAAGCATGTGAGCATCGCCAGTAACTCTTTGGAACAAGCTAGACATACCCTCTCCGGCAGTTGGAGCGGACTTCATACGTTCTATCATTTGGCTCATGCTATCGGTCAACATATTTGTTGCCTCTTTTGCCGGATTTGCTGAACCTGCATACAAAACATACTCATTCCGCATATTCTCCAAGGTCTGACGAGCACCGACAGCACCTCCTTCTAAGTTCTTCAACTGAGCTGTTTGACCTGCCAAAGAGCCTTTTAAATAGTCAATATTCTTCTGTAAAGAATCTATGGATGACTTATCCGTTGTAACTCCTAGAGTTAATCTCTTGTTCGTGATTTGCTGTTGGATTTTCTCTATTCGGTCTTTGGTAGCTTGCATTTGAAGTTCATAGCTATAAACTTCCCTTGCGGCTGCTTGCATCTTCTTATTAAACTCAGAAGACATCACGTAAGCGGCTCTTGAAGCTGCTTGCGTTAAATCCTTTAAGCGATTGCTTGCATCTGCATATTTTTCCGTCAAATCCGCAACAATAGCTGGGTCGGTTGACTTATTGGTCTTCAACAACTCAGCCCTCAACTTTTCACACTCGGAACGAAGTTTCGTAACCTCCTCGAAATTCGCTTTGACATCGAATCTTAATTCTGCCATATTTTATGTTTTATTGGCAAAATTAGCTAATATTCAAAGGAATAACGAAAGAATAAAGGCGTGCTATTTCACAAAAGATTTAAGTGCAAAGATTAAGGTATAGTTACAAAAAGCCTTCCACATTCACATGCAGAAGGCTCGGTTGTTTACTTATTTTTCTTCTATATATAAAGACCGTCAAATCACGACAGCCTGTAATTCTTTTGAAATTCCATGTAAGCAATCAAGAATTTGCTGCTTACGTTTTTTGCTAGGCTCATGGATTCCCATTGCATACTGACGCATCAGAGAAGCATTAATGCCAGCTTTCTTTGCGACACCATTTATATTCAGATATGAAAAATAATCGAAGAAAGAACCTATATCATACCGGAACTCAAACACCAATTCAGGCATTTGTTTTCCCTCTTCTTCAAGAAGCTCTTTAATCTCTTCCTTTGCTACAAAAATATCATCCATCGCTTGTTTTGCAGAGTTGCCAAATCCGACTAGATGGAAGTCTGGAAATTTATCCACCATATAGCAAGAAAAATTCTTTTCTTCTTTACACTTTTCTACTTGTATAATTACCTTTGTTGCCATAATCCCGATTCTAAACTTTAAAAAGAGGTCTTAAACCCATATCAACGTCTTGCTATATAAGCGAAAAATTGCTGGGCTTAAAGCCCAAGCAATCTTTCAAGAATACTGTCGTAAGTCTTTCGAGAAACTTCACGACTGCCGTGCCGTGGCACTGGACATTTAAGTTTTGTTGTTGGACTAAACCAAATGTCGTGATTACCACCATGCCGAACCACATAGCAACCTGCTTGGGTCAGCTTTCTCACTAATTGACTAGTCTTCATCATATATAGAAGAAATTAATAAATAAGTAAAAGACCTCTTTTGTCCTAAAGACAATGCAAAGGTATAACTTTTTTGTTATATATGCAAATAAAAGGATAACTTTTTTGTTATATTAACCACAATTAACAAAAAGTCTTCTACATTCACATGCAGAAGACTCTGAGTTCTATATTGTAACAATTGAAGCCACACGCTTAAAAGGTTGCGGCTCTATAGCTTTAACGCAGACAACACGCTTTTTATTGTGCCGAAACGGCTTTTAATATCATTATAGGATGATACGGCAAACATTGGCAAAGGTCTCACGTTTCCAATTATCAAAGCACCTTTGCGCAAGGACTCCTTGATTTCCTTCATTGTTTGGCTGAATCCATATTCAGCCTGTTCTTCCTTTGGAACAATCACATAGCCATCACCATAGATATTTTTAAGATAGCATTTCGTTCGCTTCAACATATCCCAACGCAATTTATCTACCAAGGTCATATAATCAAACTGTTGCTTGTCCTTCGCTTGGAATAACTTCTGGACATCCTTGTAATCATCCCAACATAAAGGGATAATGCCAAACTTTGACTTCATCCATTCATGCGAAATCAATTGACCATCTTTAAATGTAGAAAGAATTTCTTCCTCCAAACTACAAAAACTAAAATCACCAACTTTATTATTTTCCATCTTATTTCCTCTATTGTTAGCTCTCTACTAAGGAATCGAACCTTAGATTACCACCATGTAGAGAGTTCTTCTCAACCAAACTGTACCCCACCGCACCAAACTAGACCTCACCAAACTCCACTAGACTCCACCCCACTACACAAAACACTACCATATCTATTTTCATTTCTAAATGTATTATTTCTTTTCTACTTTAAACGCTCCGTAAAGCTTTCTGTAAGTACCAACATGATAGCGAAGACCTGCAATCTCAGCCACCTGTAATACTTCCTCCTCGTTCAGCTGCGTCTCATCGAACCAACAAGTAACTTCCGTTGACCACTCTGGGAATATCGCTCTTGTTGCAGGGACTTTAATTGAACCTTTGATACCGCACGCTCTTGTGTCAACATAAGATATTGATGGGTCAAAATAACCCTCCTTTGTGCGACCAACTTCAAAAAGTTCTTCCGGTGTCTTGTCGTTGTCCTTGAATTGCAATACACCATCACCATAAAGGCCGAAGGAACGCTCGAACTTCTTGCCAAGCTTACGTTCTTTGGCAGCAGCTTGAAAACTACCCTCTACGTGTGACTGTGGTAGCACATACTCACCATTACGATAATACAAGGATGCAAGGAATTGCAATCGGCAAATCTCCAACAAATCATCATCTGTCTTTGTTCGCTTGCTAGTCAATGGCTGCAAAAGTTTCTTGTACTTGTCGAATGGGTCAACTACTCTTGGATTGTGAACCATCAAAGGCTTAGTGCCTACCAATTTCAATGAAATCGTCTTCATTACTCTACATAATTATTAATTAAACACGGCAGTTTTACAGGTATGCCTCTTACCTTTGGGACAAAACAAAAGCCCCGTCCGCTTATTGTCGTGAGTAGCGAACGAGGCTAAAAGTATAGAAAAGTCCGAAGACTTCTAAATTTCTTCTTATCCCAGTAACCATGCTCACGACTTCACGGCTAAACCATTTCTGATTTCGTTTGCAAAGGTAAGCATAATTTCTGAAACACACAAATTATTTAGTGTATTTCTTTGTTCTTTTAAACTTTATTTTCTTTTAGAAACTTATTTTTAAGATTATGTTATATTAAAATAGAACCCTCATTTTAAATAAATCCAATTTGTAGTGATGTTACTAAACGTATAACTTTGCTTTTTTGCCTTTTGCGGTTCTTTGTCAAAGTCTGCCGTAACAAACAAATCCGTTCCGTATAATTCCATATTCATTGCTTTTATTCTCTCATCGCCCTTATCTTCTTCCAATGGGGAAACTTTAGCCAATTCGCTATCAAAAGCATAAAGTTTAAAGAACAAGTCTCCTTTCTGTTTTGAATATTGCACCAATGCGCCATAAGGCTTTTTTACAAAAACAATAGCATTATTCAACTCCTTGTATTCCTTATTGCAGCTTTCCACGATTTTTTGCTGGTCCTCATTAGAATTTACACGCATCTTTTCCAAATGCTTTCCTAATGAAACATATACACTATCCAAAATCTTATATGCGCCATACTTATCATAGAAGGCATATCGAGAAGAAACGGCATCTTCAAAACCGGAGCAAGGAACGATTTCATTCTTTGCGTTCATAGCCTTTTTATTCATTATAGCAGAATTCCAATTGATAATAAAATCCGTTGCTATGAAATCCAAAGAATATATCAATCTATTACTATTGAAGCGATAATCAGATAACGCCTTCTTGTAATTAGCTATTTTTTCAGCCTTAACTTGACTGAAATGGTACATATAGCCACCAATGCCGCCACCTATCACAACGATAGCTACGATGATGGCAATTATCAATTTCTTCTTCATAACTTCAATATTTTACAATATGTTTATATTATTTTCTTATTTACCTCTTAGACCCACAAGCACTTTTATGCTAACATTCAACGACTTGTATTTTTATTACAGAAGTATTGTTATTTTACTTTTCTGCTTCATTGTACTCATAATCCCAGAGGAACAACTTGCCTTTGACGTTTCTAATCGGCTCATCGAACAATTTAGCATTCTTCAAGAACCAGTGATACTGAAAATCTTCAGCAAACGCATCCGGATAAGCCTCATGGAATTGAATATCATCCAACTCTACGCTGCCGATAATGGCTGACGTTGGCAAGTCTTTGAAGTCTGGAATAACAATACCATGCTCTTGGCAATATTTCTTCATTGCGCTCTCCTGCCATCCGTCAAGTTTTTCAGGTTTGGCTTGGCTAGCATGAATAAGGAAACTACCACGGAACTTTCTATTCCATGTTCTGTTTTCAATGGTCTTGCAGCCGATAGCGATTAACCAAGCATACGGCTGGCGAATAGATAATACTTTCATAAGCTCATTGTTTTGTTGTTTACATTCGCAAAGGTAATAAAAACCTTTGAGAAATGCAAGAAAACTCTAATTTATTTTCATCTTTTCTAAAAATAATCTTGAAATAATTTGCATTCTCTGATATTTCAACACACTTTTGCTTGATGTATTCAGATAAATAACCATCAAGTATGTTTCTTCTGTACTTAAGGCGGTAAGAGGTTAGATCCTCTTCCGTCTTTTCTTTGAGATTCTGTCCCAATCCGGTTTTAGCACATCCATCGTGCCGACCATCGCCTTGTACTTGTCGCCAAGTTCACCCTCGTTCATAGAGGAACGGAAAGTGTACATCTTATGACATACTCCCTTGCTACTTGCAAGAGATTGTTGGGTTGCTAGCGTGGCTGCGCCCTTGCGAGTGCTTGGGCGACTTACTACCACTCCCCAATTCGGCAATGCCCTGCCGAAGTATATTCTCAGCTGCGAAGAGGTCTCTAGGATGAACAGCACCACAACTAGGACAAGTCCAAATCCTATCAACCAATGACAGCTTATCATTCTTATAACCACAAGTACAGAGACGGCTCGATGGGAAGAAGCGGTCTATCTTATGAACCTTAACGCCATACTTCTTCGCAACATACTCCAACTTCACAACGAAATCGCCATGAGCCAAGTCAGACATCTTTCGTCCCCAACGCTTTGTCATTCCCTCCAAGTTCAAATCCTCCAAGCAAATCAAGTCGTATCGCTTGCACAATTCGTGAGCCAACTTCCACTGGAAATCGGAACGTTTGTTCACGATATTTCGATACAATCGCTCCAACTCCAACTTCTTGCGTTTGCGGTTGTTGCTGCCCTTCTTGCACTTGGAAAGATTGCGAGACTTGCGCCTAAGCTCCTGCAAGTCAGCTTTAAGGAACTGAGGGTTGTTAATCTCACGCCCATCACTCAAAGTCATGTACTTCTTCAATCCGAAGTCGATGCCCACGGATGCACCATCGTGTGACTTTCCGTAAGGCTCGGCTTCTTTATCTAAGCAAAGGATGACGAAGTACTCGCCCAGCTTGTTGCGCTTAACTGACACCCTCTTGACTTTACCATCATAAGGACGGCTCAGAGAGAACTTGAAGGACTTCTTAATACTGCTAATAGTCAAACTATTATCTTTTAAAGAATATCCGTTTTGTTTATATACTATTGATGAAAAATCTATAGCTTTCTTAAATTTTGGTGGACGCTTCGCATCATGCTTAAAAAAACGCTTATAGGCTATATCTAAACGTTCCAATATCTCTTGAACTGTTTGAGCACACAACAAATTGCGTTTAATGCGCTTTGCTTGATGCTTTTGCATATCATTCAACTTGATGTACTTGTGATACAACTTATAGTATCTCTTCTGCAAGGCGAGAGCGTGATTCCAAACATAGCAAGACTCTCGGAGCATCTTATCCAAAAGCTTCGTCTTCTTTGTCCGATATATCTTGTACTTGTATGAAATCATATTCCTCAATTTTAAACAGTTTTTGAAAGGTGTGTCTCACCGAAATCCAGATGCAAAGATACGAAAATTTCTTCATATATGCAAAGGAATTGGCAAGAACTTTCACCGAGAAATTATACCTTGTTTCTTTACGCTACCATTGATAGCATTTCTTTAGATTGCATCTGAATCCATTGGCAACCATTCTTTCTAAAAAGATGTCCGAATCGAACCGCTTGCCATCCACGATAATGTGGCTACCCTTGCACTCAAACTTGTGGTTTCGGGTCAATGGGACTAACAGATAGACCGCCATGTCCTTTTTATCCAGCACTAGTGTAAGGTCAGTACCAAGCACTATTGAAATAGTGTTGTCTTCATCGTCACACAATACACCAGTCTTCTCATTGTAGCTCACATAAAGAGCATCCATATTCTTATCTCCTATAATTAGTTTGTACGTTCAAGCACTTCAATATACTGGATAGAGTTGCAATCTATGTATTTACGTGTAAACACTACTGTACTTCCACTCCCAATCATAAGTGTTCTGTTCTTTGTATTGCAATTGAAAGAGGTTTCACCACCAACACTATTGAAGTCGAAACTTATCTTTGCCCCACCTACCAAGTTGATATTTCCTCTAAGACCTTTATTCTCGGCTTCGCCCAATATCACATTCACATGACCTGCATCCATATTCTAATATAATTAATTGTTATAAACCTTCTTTACAAAATATGCGAATGATAGAATCGCTATCAATGTAATCTCTACTTCCATACATATCAAGTATTATCACAAGATGTCCCTCCTCGTCTAAGATAACATCATCTGTTGTAGTAAACTTCTTTATATGCTTACTGAAGTTTACATGAGATACCTGTCCATTTGCAAGTGTAATTGTCACAAGGCAACCACACTCCTTCGCATCTTCTAAAATATTTTTGATTTTATCAATCTTCATAGCTTTATTATTTTAATTCTTGTTCCACGATGTCGAAATTATCCCACGTTTCTCCTTCGCTGTCTGAGATATGATAAAATGAGCCTGATACGCGGAATTGGAAATCATCACAATCCAATGAATGCTTATAGCTTTCCAACGTGTTCAGACCTTTGTCTTCCAGCGCTTTTCTAGCCTTGTCTCTGGTTGAGAATACTTCTGCATCAACCTCAACTGCTTCACCCAATCCGTGTTGGTACGAAGAAATTACTACATATACTTTCATAGCTTTAACCTCCTTATTTATTACGCTACCTTAGATAACGTTTCTTTATCGATCTCAATCCACTGAGCACCATCCTTACGGAAGAAGATTTTACTCTTGAAACGCTTACCATCCACATCAATGCTATTACCCTTGCAGACAAAGGTGTGGTTCTTTGTCAATGGTACAAGAAGGTACGTCTTGCCCTCTCTCTTGCGTTCTACAAGCGTTTTGTCAGTCCCAAGGATAACTGATACCCTTTCATCCTTATCGTCCTTTAGAACTCCTATTTTGTCTGTATGCTCGATATAGAGCACATTCAAGAAATTCTCATCCATGTTCTTATGCACTTAACATTTTGTTATACTTCTTCTTGTTTACACCTCTTTTCACGGCTTCATAGAGCAAAGCCAAAGCAAATGCTTCATCCTTGACTTTCAAAGCCTTCAAGGTATCTCTTTTGACGTTGTAGTTCTCGTCAACCTCACACAATGGCACGTAACCCTTGTGCTCGAAATTTCTTCGACCAATCGCCCAAATCTCATAGCCATCCGGAAACTCGTTTGTTGTCTCGAATTCATAACTGCCATCAATAAACTTTTCCATAATCAATTGTATTAAGTTCTTTACCTTATCTTTTCTTACTCCTCCCATCGGAAAGCGTTAGGGTCTTTTACGACCTTCTTGCTGGCTTCGTCCCACATATAACCATCCGTAAACCATTTAGGGGCTTTACCATTGATTACTCGTTTTGCATCGGCTATGCTAGCATAGTCCGGTTCAACTACATTATCAATGCGAACGAATACCTGACCGAATACGTCCTCCACCTTGGTAATATGATGCCCTTTGTAGAACACTTCTTTCAAACACTTAGCAATTGTCTCCATATCTTATACTCTATTTGTGATTAAAACCAAATTGTAGCATCACACCATGTGAAAATATCCCAATGATGAATGTTATCATATATCACCTCTAAGTTGTTCTCTTTTACAAACTTCACAAACATATCGTAAACCTCACCATTTACGAACATATCCATAAAGCCATCTTGAACATTATATGGTTTTACTTGTACACCAATGTTCTTCAACTCACTAACAATCTCAGAATGTAACATATTCGATTTTAATTTAAAAGTCCTAAACTAAAGGGGTGATTAAATAGGCTCACCCCTATTAAAGCCTCGCCAAACACCTTAGAACGTGTAAATATCTTTATGCAACTCGCAAGAAGTTGTAAGCCTTGAATTGTCTCCATGCGCCCTTTGCTTCATCCCAATAGCGGATGCAATCTCTTGATGCTGCATGACCAGTACCATTTGGAGTGTAGTCAATGTGGCTCTGAAGGAGAGTACCAAAGGCTTGTCTTACCTCACCATTCATCTTCATAAAGAAGAACTCTACCACCTTGGTCTTCATCGCTGTCTCAAGCTTTACGACCTGCCAAGCCTGTTTCAAGCACTCAACCCAAGACATTGAACTTGATTTCAACTGATAGGCTCTATGTGCCAACTGCATTACCTTTCTCATCTTGTTCTTAATTGAAGTTGTCATATCCTCAAACCGTTTTACGAGTGCCGACTCGGCTGCATAACAGCAATTAATAGTTAAACTTTAAAGCCTTTATCTCTTAAAGACACTGCAAAGATACGATTTTATCTTATATCTCCCAAATGTTTTTGCCTAAAACTTACGATTTAATCTAATATTTAACGCTTATTTATAATAAGAGGTCGTATTTTTACAAAATTTAATACATTTATATCGTATAATTGCGTATCTTTGCACTCAAAAACATTAGATAGTATCGTATATGAATTACAAGAAAAGCAATGTGCCTCTATATATTAAAGAGGTAATGAAAGAAAAAGGCATCATGTCAAAGACCTTACAAGAGGCTCTTGGTATGGCTCAAACATCGGTATCATACATTATTAATAATAAAGCGAACCCATCGTTTGATACATTGGTACGTATTGCCGAAATCCTAGATGTGCCAATTTGGAGGCTATTCTACAAGGAGACACCAAAGGAGCTACAACCAGAGCAGCCATCCATTCCACAATCTCCGGCTATCATCTGCCCTTATTGCGGCGAGCCTATCGAGCTGGAGATTAATGTAAAGGAGGGGAAATGATATTCCTCTCCTTTAACTCTTCTATTCTTTCTCCTTCAAAAAGCCTATACCTGCATAAACATTACCCAACTTATACCAAGACTGGTCTAAAGTCATAACATAACTACTGAAGGATTCTTCCTCAATATCAAGGGTGAAGTCTTCATCTACATCAGGCTCTCCGTGTCTTACATATCCCTTATTCGGGGTGTATAGCAATCTATGATATGAGCCGCTCTCGCAAATATAAAGTCCGCTATTACGCCAATCGGAACTCCAAAATTCCGGTTTATTCACGTAACAAAGCATTACATCACCATCGTATATAGGAATACTATGACTTCGCTCATCCTTTTCTCCAACAAACTTTTCGCTGCCAACATTGTCAGACTGACGGATAACAGATACGATGGAGTAACCATTTCCAATAAAGTCCGCTATATCAACATATGTTCTTTGCTCTCTAAGGTCAAATTCCAGTTGGCTTCTCACGCCATCTTTCTCAAAGATTACAAGTATTCTTGTGTACTTATCACCAAAATTGACCATACTTAGAATCAAGCCGTTATTCATGTAAGACGCATAAGCTTCTTTGGCTAGTGTTAATACACGCTCTAGATATTCCAATGGCTTGTATCTAACTAACCAAGACTGACCTTTCTGCATCTTTTGCAAGTACGAATACATGTTCATCGCCTCGCATTCATCTATTCCATGCTTCTTGCAGACCAACTTGAACTTATCCGGATAAACACTAGTTACAAGTCTATCCAATTCATCCATAGCTTGCATGGCTTTCAAATAATCATTTGCTTCCATTTTACTAATCTTTAAGTTTCTCAATTATATAACCACGACCTGTATAGGTACAAGACAAGCCGATATACACTAGCTGATGTAAAAGCCACAATTCTTCAGTGAATGGCAATCTATCACACTTCACAAACTCATCTTCATCCTCAAAATCAGATGCCTTTTCCAATATTTCTTCCTTTGTCATTATCTTTAAATTCGTGCCCGAAAGCTGTTAAATATCCGTATCTTTTATTTTTTGTAATGTGTCAAATATCACATCTGCAATCTCAAACCTGCCGACATTTGGATTCTGTGGGACACTATAACACAGAGCTTTTAAAAGCTCAAAACATTGATTCTCATATAATATCATACGCTTACTTCTTTTGATTAAAATACTTTTCCAACTCTCGAAGAATGAACAGCCCTCCTATCTTGAAAGACTGCTCTATCACCCTTCGATGTTCCTTAAATACGTTTTGACTTCTTGCAAACCGAAACGCTTCATTCTCTAGCATAAGCACAAACTTATTAAATTCTGCATCGGTCATTTGCCATCACCTCCTTCCTTTGGAAGTAAGTCTTCAGCATAAAGCCATTGAGTAATTTGCATACATCTAACTAGTATTTTCCAACTACAATCTATGTATTCTGTTCCAAATCCATTATTGTTAGTGGTTTTAAATATGATGTAACTATGACTCTTCGGCTCTTCGCTAGCAGGATGCCATAAATTCTTAAGACATTCTTCCTCTGCCCATTCTGCGCCATCCAAGAAATGCTTTGCAGCATTTTTGTCTCTTACCACCATATTGCAATTCTCAGACACTCTTCGGATTGTACGATAGCTTTTGCTTGCGTAATCTCTGGCGGCTTGGATTTTCTTCTTTATGTCTATCATAACTATTACTATATTAAAAAGGTAAATATGGACGTTCAAGAAAACTAAGTAAAACAGCATGTTCTTTATATGCGAAAGAATCTGTTCTTCCCATTCTCTCAAAGCGTTGCATTTGCCTTTTACAATGCTCTATAAGTTTTTTCTTAAAAGCTTCGTCCATATCTTAAACCTCCATATCTTTAGTTGTACCTATTAACTTTGCAGTCTCCTCATTGTAAGGAAGACAATATCCAAACCAAGCGTCTCCTGTACATATATATCCGTTAGGTGCTTTATAACTAAAGAAATCTATAGACCATCTATCTGCTTCGCTACATCTTACTACAACCTTATCAAAAGGCTTGAACTCGACCTTTGGCTTCAATTCAATAACTTTTTTCTTCTCAGCATCCCAAGCCTTGCCCTTCTTCGCAAGAGCATCAAAGAGCTGCTGCTTCTCTTCTTCTGTGGCAAGGCGAAGTTTACAAAGGCCATTCTTAAAGAAACTAGTTCTGTAACCAATATTCAAAGTTAAACCACTTAAATCTAAAGAAATGAATGAGTTATAACCTTCTGACAAATCAGTTTTGTCTGATACTATAAATACATCTTGTCTATTACCATAATCGGCAAAAGCTATATCTCCATTCTTGAACTCATGCTGAGCCTTCTCTACTTCAAGAGTCTCACGATTGAGTTTGCCACCCAATTTTTCCTCGATGGTTTTGATGTAGGTCTGAACAGCATCACCTTCTTCAATATCGAAGTCTTGTGTCATAGCAAGATTACGTGTATGAGTATAACTATATCCAGCCCTAGTTGCTTGATAGTACAGCTTACCTGTGAAAGTTGTATATGTATCATCGTTAAACTTTTCAAAGATAATATGTGAGTTAACATCTTTACAAACCAATACATCGCCTTTCTTCCACGAGAACTTAGACCAGTCTGCCATTTCCTTAGAAGGTTGCAATACACATTGACCTGCTCTAAAGAATTTGCCATCGTACCAAAATCTATGTTGGTTACTTGAATTGAGTTCTTTAACCACAATAGATTTCTTTTTACGTACATCAAGAACTTCTTTAAGCTCTACTGCTCCACATATTCGGGAATACAACTTAACTCCTTGTGGCTTATCCTTAAGGGTTGCCACTACATTAATCTCAGTTTCCATATCTGACTTTTTTATATTCATTTATTCTTCGCTAAAATATTTCTTAACAAACGCTCGTTCGGTGAGCCATTTCCCTAACCCCACTCTAAAGTAACGCTTTGGTTTACCTTTCGCAAATCCATATTCGTCACGTGGTGTATTAACACTCATGTGTATCTTCGGAACAGTATTCACCGATACGTATGCGGTTATGTATTCATCCGAGAAAGCCCAATGCTGGACTTCACGGAACTCTACACTCTTAAAGAACATTTCCTTCATAAGCCTTAGTCCTTATAGATTGCATCAAGAATGCTTCTGAAATTCGGATTATCAATAACGGCTTGGGCATCTTCTTTGTTCTTGAAGTAAATTGCACCTTCGTTATAATTACCACAAGAAGTAATACCATATTCGCTGGTTCGCATGATATTATACTTATATTCTTTAGAATTCCAATCCGGTTTCCAATCTCCATTATAACACATAGCTATATCCATTAACTTATCCAATGCAACAATTTTCTCTACATTACTATTAGTAACATTAGCAACGACAGGACCAAGACCACGGTCTATTAAAGTAGATATAACATCCTCATAGCTGAAGGGTCTCTTCTTGAATGCTATAATGCCCGCTTTCAAGTCACTTTTTTCAATGTCCACTTCCATTCCTTTTGGAATATCTATGATTAACTTATTATCTAGCATTTTCATTTTTCTTATGTTTCATTTCCAAAATATATTTTTTATTCACAACTAGCTCGAAGAACTTATATTTAGCATTCATATAGTTGCGACCTAAATCAACTCCACCGACAAATTCTTCTCTATACCAAGAGATTGCCGTATATTTTACAATATCATGCTCTTCTGGATGTTTCACACGACCATTCCACATATCTGTGCGAACCAAATCGCAATACCCATCAGGTAATTTGGCACGTATCATTCTTGTGTTCTCCGCATCAATATAGACGTTTTTGTATTCCAAATCTACGCCTAAAATTTCCTGATTAAGCTTTGCTACATCCATATCTCATTAATATAAAAGCACTACGTTGAAGATCCCTCTGTTTGAACGGATTCTTCTCCTGTATTTTATTCACATCTTTTCGTATCTTGCGGCTTTTCCACTTCTTTGTAAGACGCATAGCCTTTAACAAACGATGGTCTCCGGCTAGCTTTCCAGCATCCTTCTTGCCACAATAATAGCCTTGCCTATAAGCCCAATATCGGGTTTTATAGACTTGCTTCATTATCTTCTTAGCTTGTCTTATCTTCATATACTACTTGTTTTTATAAATTTCACATGTCCCCTCATAAATAGTGTTGTTAAGTCCATATTACTACTTATTTATGCCCGAAGGCGGTTAATAATTTGAAATTGGTCGTAAAATGATGATTTACGAAGATGAGGTTCACTACCCAAACTATTATTATCTGTTATCATCACTATCTCCATATCACCTTCATTATCACAAAGGTCTTGGAGTTGTTGAATAAATTCACTTATAAGCATACCTACACCTCCATTTCTTCTCCAATACCAAAAGCAAATAGGATATGCTGCAACTGATGAACATAATTGATATAACTTCCCATAATATCATCATTTATTGAAACAGACCAACTGATTCCGCCGTCTGTGCAAAGTTTAATTCTTGGAATACGACTATGCCTAAAGTATATTTGTCCCTTACTCCATCCATTCTTCTTAAGAATGGCAGATGTAAGGAGCATTGGCTTTATTTTTATCAACATCAACAAAGCAGTACACCAATCCTTCTTTCGGGCAAGACAAGTCAAAGTGGCTTCCGTCTCTTGGCTCTTTGATAACCATTACTTTGTTGTCATACTCAACAATATCACATTCAATATATTTCTGTGCCATACACTTTACTTTTTATCAATATTAAACCAAAACTCGCCATTCTCATTCTTTTCAAGAAGACTCATTATCTTCGAGAATAGCTTAACGTTAAATGGGCAGTATGTTGTTACTTCATACTCACCTTTTGCAACCTTTTTCATTCTATAAGACTGGCTTTTGAACTCCTTCTTTTGCTTTCTGTTCTTTGGCTTCACTCTTATTGTTGACTTGACGTACATCACTTCGTCTTTATTAGATAAGCCTACGACAAGGATAGTGTTTCCCCACGTAGCCGTTATCTCTTTAGTTAATCCATTCATACGCTTTATTCCTTAACTTCTTCAAAGATTACATTCTTATTATCATTACGTAGTTTAGGATCGCATGGATATTTTCTCCAAACTTCACAAGCACTATTGCCACAAAAGAAACAACCATAGCAAGTTTCTTCCTCGGTTTCAGTAATCTTCAAGACTACTCTTTCTCCAACTTTAAACTCTTTCATACGCCTAGTCTTTTATATATTCATTCACTTCACCCAAAACCTGTGTAAGCAGGTTCTTTAGAATCTTCAATTCATCATTCGAATATGTAGCTATTGGATAACCATCAAGGGTAATATCACCACAACTACGACTTATCTTTAACGAGTGTTTATTTTCTTTCATTTTTCTTTTTTGCTCCTTTACCTCTTTAAAAATTATATCCTTTCCGTCTGAACGGTTTTTACCACAGCATTGACCTAGAAACCATCTAGCTTCATAGCAACCTAATTGTTCTTCAAAACAGCAACCTTTACATTGGTCACTATCCCCAAAGGACTCTACGGCTTCAATCGTAACTCTTTCTCCAACTTTAAGCTCTTTCATAATCAAAACGCAATTCTATAGTCCTTACCTCTCAAAGTAGGTCTCTTTTTGAGGATATACTTCTTTAATTCTTCAAAATCTATCGGGAAGAGCGCACAATATTTATACTTCAATGTGCAGACAAATCTTCCGTTGAGCATAATATCTAATACTAATGTTTTCATTGCTCACCTCCTTTCTGCTTTGGCAGTATATCAGATAAATAAGCCCACTTGTTTATTTGGCATCTGCTAATCGAATGTCTCCAAGATTCCTCATTCCAAAGAATGGATTCTTTAAACTGTAGATAAGCATCGTTTTCAAAACCAAGGGTAATAATATCGCTCTTGCTCTTATCTGGCTCTTCTGTATTTGGATGCCACAAGTATTTAATAAACTCATTGATAGCCCACTTAGCACCTAGCCCAATAGCTTCTTTGATGTCCTCTTTGACGAACATTTCTTCCTTAGCATCATTATCGAAGATTACATCTTCGCCATTTAACAGAAACCTATCTTCATAGATTTCTTCTTTGGCTTCTTCTATTTTCTTATCTAAAACCATTTTATTAAGCTTCATAACCATTATTACGTAGTTCTTCAATTAAAATCTTAACATCTTCTATAGATTCTCTTGCGAGAGTTCGTAGATGAGTTCTGCGAACTGCTTCAGGACAAACGCATCTATTATCATGTTCATAATCTTCCCCTCGTTATTTTACTTTATCTCTAAACAACTCGGAAGATTTCTCATACAAAAAATCTAATTCTATTTCAGATAATTTCATAATCAAACCTCCTCTTTAAATTCGAACTAACACTACAAGCCTTTATTTCGATTATCGAAAATATGCTCACCAAAAATCTTCTTAAGTACTTTCATATACCTAATCTTTTATATCTTTAATATAGCACCACTTTGTGATGTTGTTTCTCTTTACATAATCTTTCCAATAAACAAAACAGTAAAGATAATCAGCTTCGTACTTAATACATCCATCGTCTCCATCATACCATTCTGTAAGAATCCATTCTTCGTAGTTTGGAGCTTCTTTTGCAGAGTACCATTTAGTCATTGTTCACCTCCTTCCTTATCATAAAGTAATCTTCTTCAACTTTATTATGTAAGTAGTATAAAAGTTTTAACTTTGTGAGTTTTTCTAACTTTCTTACTACATATTTTATAGTATTAGGACTTATATAACCGTCAGTCCAACCTCTTTTCAAAAGCCATTTAGCACTTTCCTTGTAGAATATTTTCTTAGCTAATCGTATCTTCATTTTCAATCTCCTTCACATAAAGTTTCGTTAACCTCGTCATTGTATGTGTGAGTAACCGGATTGTACTCGGAATGGGTTGCATATACCCTACCTTTCCGGTTAGTGAAATAGATAGCATTTCCTTGGTCATAAAACCTGTACACTGTTATACTATCAACAACAAACAATTTCTCGACATTGAATTTGTCAACAGAATCCGAGATTTGGACTCTTGTACCCTTACCTTTGCAACCTACCAAAATGGCGGCAACGGAAATTATCATAATTACCTTTTTCATATCAACTTCTTTTCTTCTTGACGAATCCGTCATCCATCATACCCTAATATACTAAAGAACTCATCCATTTTTGGATTTAGATTGTTTGCCATTAACATATATGCCGGAACGGAGCGACCGATGTTGTACTCTAGCTTCAATGCATGTATCATTACTGAAGCTTGATGGCTTGAAATCTTAACCCTATCCAATCTTGAAAGTATTTCGCTCTGCGAATCTGCATTACGAAACACTTTCTTGACAAGACTTTCAATGTACTTACGCTGCTTGTCCGTCATTGCTCTTATTGTGCTCAAGAGACTCAACCAAAGCCTTCAGACCATTGAAAGAAGCATTCATCAACTCCTTGCTATCGGATGAATCAAAATACCAATTGCCAATTATCTTACTGTTGTTTTCGGCAAACATCGTAATACTCGTATGAGTATTTGAAGACGACATCTGAATAGACTCCTTTGTTCTACCCATGAGGCTAGCAATCTTTGCCAACACCTCTACATAAGCATTATTCTTTTCCATATCTACTTTATATTAAATAATCAAGTTTAAAATTATCTACAAAATCACTAGTCCATTTCAAATCTGGAAACTTTAACCTAGCAATAGGATTGAAAGCAATCTCCGGATGGTCAAACTCAAAGAGATAGTCACTGCGTCCATTGTCATTGCCATCAATATGATGATAGCCTATGATTTTCTTACCCTTGGAAAATCCAAGCACATTAGCAAGATATTCATTGATTTCGTCAACTTCGCCTTCATCATTAATAATCAAGGCAACCATAACACAAGAGTTGCTATCGTTGAAATTAGCCAACTCGCTGAATGAGATAGAATTATTTTTCATAACTAATCCTCAAAGTTAAAGAATCACACAATCACAACCTTTGATGTTGCGAGTCTTTGCCTCGTTGATAACATTGTCAAGCAGCTCATTCGAGAAGAGGATAGCTTCGTCTCTTCTACGAACCAAGATAAAGTACATGCCGTCCTTTACGTAATCAATATAATACTTTGTTGATTTCATTTCTAACTTACAGTTTTTGTGGTGTGTCTCACCATTTTTAATTAGTAACCTTTATTTCTTAATTACGATGCAAAGATACAAAGAATATTCGAAATATGCAAATTATTTAATGTGTTTCTTTTATTATTTAACATACTATAATAATACAGATAGGTAATTTGCTGACGTTAACACAAAAATCCCCACCACTACATTATTATATATAGTGATGGGGCAAACATTTAAAACAAAATAGCATTATGGATTTCTACTATTACTATCATATCAAATCATCCACATAAGCCCATTTATAGATGGCGTTTGACTTCGTGAACTTCTTCCACCATTCCTCACCTAAGAAATTCAGATGCTTGAAACGCTTGCGAACCTTGGTCAGACCGACAATGCGTCTGTTGTGCTCAGGTAATTCTTCTACCGGATGCCAAGCACTATCCTTTTGGCATTTTATTCCCAACTCCAAGGCTTGCTTGGCTATCTGCCTTGCACCTTGACTCAAGTCTATCTTATCTATCAATAATTCTAAGTCCATAATCAAATAACTTTTATGTTAACTTTGTCTTCAAAAAACGCTTCTAGCACTTCCTTGGCTTTTGCATCTGCTTCATCCAAGTCTTTGCATATGACTACTTGAACACCATAACCTATAGGGTTACGCAATTCATAACTACCATCAGCCTTAACCAACCGGAGGAAAATATCTCCACCTTTGAAGCGGTACGAATATCCTTCAGTTGCCTCGTTCCATTGTCTAACTATGTTCCTCACCGCCATAATATTTTTGCACTTTTACCAATGTAGCACTAGCACCCTCAATATAGGCTGCGATAATGACATTTCTATATAGCTCACTATTTTCCTTATCAATTCCTACCAAGCCTTCTGTTGATTTCAAAGGCTCAATTGCAAATTTATAAGCCTCCTCTACTATCCAGCTAGGAACTCCATTTGAAATCAAATTCTCACAATACTCATTAATAATTTAACCTTTTAAAATTAGTGGATGACAAGGGATTTAAACCCTTGTTGGTGTCAATACCTCCCCAGTGACCTGGTACACGGAATGTTTAATCAAGAAATCCGCTCCAAGTTTGCGAGGGTCGCATTGCTTTCAGTTGCCAATGCCACTCATCCGTTTGTCAGCGACAGATGCGAATTTGAAGACTATGCACCATTCCCAACCTTGCCCAAGGGTTTCTGTCGCTGACTTATGGGCTTGTGCCAATGGCTGTCGGCAAATTTTAAGTGTTCACATCTTACGATGCGGTATTAACTATCTCCCTGCCCAAGGGAACAACCATTAGCGATAGGCTATTTTGTAGTTATGAAACTTCAAAATAAAGCCGTGTGACTCCTAAGTTTACAATCCCGCCCCCCACGCAGGGCATCACACGGCTTTGAGACGTGGGTATTTGGTAGATTATGGCTTTCCTACCTTATCTTTCTTATATCATTCCGCTGCCATCCTGCCGCCCAGTCTACCGGAGCTGCATTACAGCAGTGAAAAGATGTATTCACATTATACAAGGCAGCTCTGAACTCATCCAATTCTTCTGCCGTGAACGGACAATCCTTGTTTACTCGCCTTTTCATAATTTCACTACCTTATAGCCAAGCCGACTTGCAAGATCAAAAAATACATTAAAGTCTTCCTGTGCAAGTTCTGTTCCTGATACTACGCCATTCTCCAAAGTGAAGTAACGCTTTGTTTTGTAAAGCGTATCTTCCAAACAATAAGTTTCTTTCATTTCTTCTTTCTAATCAATTGTAAACAACCTTTCGACTGGTCTCTTTGTAATATTCGGGTTAATGGAATTAGTTACTTCCTTTTCCCAGACACATCTGAACTCTTGCGGCATCTGATACTCGCTGATAAAGACCTTATGACCTCTTCTAGCCATTTCCATACACCATATATAGAAGCTTTCATAATCGAAGTTCTTTGATACATCATACTTTTTCGTAGCTTTGTAAGGTATATCGCAATACACTATACTCCTTTCCGGTATCACAAGTTCATCATAACTGCCGCTATAGAACTCAACACCTTTAATGAGAGGCACATCACGCATTGTATTTTCTATCTGCTCCCTTATGTAATCCCTTGCCTTTCCGTTCTTGCCGACAACATTATGTCCGCTATAGCCACCATCAAAGAAGCGACCATTAAAGCTTGCCATGAAGCCGACTAGTCCTACACCAGCTTCGGTAAAGAAATTATTCTTTCCGTGATAGCAATCTCGTGCCTTGTCATACGTCTCCTTGCTAATATGACTGAAGACAAATCCTCCATCCTGAAGATGCTTCCACATTTCGATAAGATACCTATTCTTATCGTTGGCAATCCTGCGATACGTGTCCGGAACGTTCTCAATAACGCTACAGCCACCACAGAAAGCATCTACAAACGTATCATGTTCCTTGTCCAGCATAATCGGCAATATTTCATGCACGATTCTAGCCTTACTACCCATGTACTTCATCCTATCAACTTCTTTATCATTTTAACACCTCGGTTGCCAAATTTTCGCTCAACAACCTCATTGTAACTAACTCCATCAATGGAACACTCATCCGGATAGCGTTCTTCAAGCCAATCCGTAAACTTCAGTAAGTTGAAGACCAACTCTCTTCTCGCTAAAAGAAACCGCATATCTATGAACTTTCCAAAGTTTTCCCCAAAGATTCGCTGAAATTCATTACCTATCGCCAATAACTCATTTGGGTCTATTTCCATCAGCTTGCTTTCTTTGATGTTGTTCTCTCCAAAGGAAAGTCACTCTTCATAAAGTCATTAATCCCTATGTAAGTCCGCTGCAAATCCTTCTCATCGCCTTTTAAGTCTTCCGTTGCATTAATAGCAGCCTCATTTAATGTCTGTTCGTCAAAGACACCTTTTCTCACCTTGTCGAAATCAGAAAGAATTTCTTTGGTCATCAAATGGTCTGCCAGTCTCTCGAAATCCTTATCCATCACTAACGCCATGAAGTCATAGGAGTTTTCAAAAGCAAGTATTGGGGCAAAATCCTTGAACGCTTGCATTAAGTTAACGTGCAATTCTTCAAACAGCTTACGGATGATATTCTCATAAGTGCCCAAACAAAGGTTAGTGAGATTATAAAGGATGATTGCATTCGCATAAACTCCCGATTTTTCACCAATTCCTAAGTTCTGTAACCTCACCGCGATCTTATCTCGCAACTTATACAAGTCTCCACTAATCTTGTCATAGAACGTCATTGCGAATTCGTTATTAAAATCTGCATTAGGAACATAAGCGTCATAATACTTAACCACCTTGCGAAGATTCTTCTTGCAGTCCACCCACTTCTTCTTAACTTCAAACCTAACGCATTTCTTCTTCAGAATACTCTTTTCGATTTTCTGAATGAAACACTCTGCCAATATCATTTCGACATAGACATACTGCTGTAGATAGGCTCTGGTAACAACCATAACCTTATTTACTTCGGTTTCGGACATTTCATGCGGAACACTGATGATTGTCTTCTTGCCACCGACATCTAACAGAACTCTTCTGAAACAATTAACACTAGACATGATGTTTTCTGTTTGAATATTCAACGACCTTGTTATAGCACTCTGTTCTTACCAAATCCTCGACCTTATTCAATGTGCAAACCTCGTGGGTATCATTCATATTGACTTGTGGGCAGCAAATCTGATAAAAATACTTTGTCCTGACGGTGAAACCAAACAACTTGATTTGTTCTCTGATTACCCGACCAGACACCACCTTATCAAGTTTCTTCTTTCCTTCAAAGAGATTCAAACTTTCCTCTCTTCGATATATAATATCGGTCATAACCGAAAAAATCTTTCCGAGCATAACTATTCCTCCAAATTTCTAAGTGTCTCCATACTCTCATCATTTTCAGCATCATAGCCGATATGATACTCGCTACCAATTCTTGCACCAACATATATCTCTTCTGCATCTAAGATATAGTGGAACATCTGTTCACGTACCTTTCTCTGCTCTTCATTCAATTCGAGCATATCAAAGCACTCTTCTTGTAAAGACTTATATGGATTCGCCCCCATATATGCTACATAAGCCAACTTGCCTTCCTGGTGCAATGGTCTCCACTTCTCCCACCAATGGTTGCGGTATTCCAAGATACCCCTTTCTACTCCATCGGCACAAACATGTTTAACTATTCGTATTCTCATATTCAATCCTTTTATTTATATTCTACCAATTTTCCTCCTCTTTTAAAGCTTCAAACTTATCCTTCATAATAGAATTGGTCTCTGTCCAAAAGACTATGATAACCTTTTTTACATCAACCCCTTCTCCTTGTGCAATATCCTTTGAGGCCTTAACGAAATCAAAATACCCTTCATCTGATTCTAAAATTCCGACGGAATACGCCATACGTCCATCCTTGATGAATCTTGCGGAAAAATAAAAGTATCTTTTCATCGCAGTAACTCCCTAGTAAATTCGTTACGCATCGGCTCTACGATGCTTGTGTACAAGCTCTTCTTGTCTTCCGGAATATCATCCGGTGTAATAGAGAACATCAACAAGTAAGACATCGGAATCCCCAACACCTTACAAATTGCATCAATCTTACTTTTGCGTGGAAACGTTCTTCCGGTTTCCATAAACAACATATTCGTCTCGCTACAACCGATAGCCTTAGCCAGTTGTCGTTGGGTCAAGCCCTTGCTTACCCTAATTGTCTTAATCGCCTTTCCTAAATCCATTTAACCTCCTATTTTAATTTTTCAAATCTATTCTTAATTGCAATCATCGCATCCTTGACTCCATCCTTATATCCAACAGAATACAAGGAACAATCCTCTTCGCTCGGCTTTCCGGTTTTTGATTTCAAAAACTCTTCTATCTCACGGAAGCCATGTTCTAAGAATCTAAGGAACATCGCATTCTTCGTAATAGCTGGTCGTAGGGTATCTTTAACCCAATCCCAGCCATCACCATAACCTAACGTGAAATTTGAATTGCCACAATATTTCACTTTCTGCTCATCAAGCCATTGTTTTAAAATTTCTTTCTTTGTCATTATTCCCAGTTTTTAAGGTGTGTCTCACCTTTTTAATTAGTAACATTTGTTTCTTAATCACGATGCAAAGATACAAAGAATTATCGAAATATGCAATTAATTTAATGTGTTTATTATCTATATTAATATATTTTAATCTCACTATATAGAATCTACTATTTGTTTTGCAGTTTTTTACATTTCGCTCTCTTTCAAATACCCATGTTGTCTATTACCTTTAACGTGTGCCTCACGCTTTGTAATTTTTGCATCTTGCAGCGATTTCTGTCAGTCGCTTCCCCTTTACTTCCACTGTGCTACCCTTCTTGCATTTCAAAACATTTCCTGTGCTAGTATTTAGTATTCCCAAGAAATGGATACAACAAAAGCAACTTCTAAAATTCTTATCCATAGTTCATTTCCGCTTTAAGTTTCTTTCTATTAGCCAAGAACATTACTATCTCTTCAAAGTCATCGCAATTCAAGAGTATTTGCCCTGCCTGCCACTCCATGGCTTTCTGCTTTGCATCCTCCATGCCCTTTGCAAAGAATGTGATTTGCTTGCCTTGGCTTCGATTCTCTGCCGTTACTTCAAGTGTTCCGAATTCAAGTTCGGTAGTGTTTATACAGAGACCTTCATCAAAGAGCCTCTGTAGATAATTAAAAAGGTTACTCTTTTCCATTTTTCAATCTTTCATTTTCCTCCTTCAATAAATCATCAATCTCCTTGCGCTTTGCCCGCATGTCTTCAAACCATTTGCTCGGTGTTCTTGGACATCCTATGAGCCAATGATCGAAGTTTGGAATAGGCAAATTGAACTCACTAGCTTCAATCGTATAATCGTACCACTTCAACAACTCTTCTTCAGGAGCTTCCTTGTCAATATCAGTTACAATAGTAGCCATATCGAAAGTTAAATCACCGCAATTGGCTATTCCACCTGTATCAATCCAATATGTCTCCGGATTATCCAATCCGTAAAACTCATGCTTCTCACAAAATGCCTCCAAGTAAGCATTGCAAGCATTCTCGTAATCTTTCTTTAATTTTTCCTTATCCATAATCATAAATCATTAAAAAGTTTCTTAACCTCGCTCTTCTCCTCCTTTGAATGGGAGCACATCACAACTTGCGCTCTTTGATTGTGTCTTACCTGCCATTCGCAAGTGTTGCATCCCAAGTCACCAACCTTATTAACAGCATTGGTGTATCTGCCTTTCTCACCATAGGGGCAATCGGTAACGAAATCCTTTCTTCCCCAGATGTACTCATCTATCTTGTATGAGATAGCATTTGCTTTCTCCTTTTTCTCTTTATTATTCAAAAACATCATATCATCATTATTTAAAATAGACATAGCTGACCATCATCAGCGACCTTAACATTATTCTCAGGAAACCAAAGTTCCTCAAATATTATCTCCATGCATGCTACAACAATAGAGTTTCCTGCAGCTTTTTGAAGACTTGACTTTGACACTCCACTTTCAAGCATCCGGTCTATGTATTCTTCGTCAACGTTCATCAAACGGAAGAGTTCTCTCGGAGTCAAACGCCTAATGCGTAACCTTGTCTTTCCAAGCACAACCAAGGAGTCCTTGCTCGCAGATGTAATGGTATTAGCTATATTCTTTCCAAACTCAACCTTTGGACTATGCTTTTCGCCTTTTATCCACTCCCCTTCAGAACGAGTCCTTATAGCTGCACCCATAGGCTCTTTCCATTCATTTGGTACAAATTTCTCTTTACATAGCAGAGCATCGCTCAAAAAGTACTTTTCGTCCACATTTTCCTCCAAGACATCAACCAAATGTTTCTTCAGCTTTGTCTTTCTCGGAAAATGATAATCCATCTTATCACCATCATTTCGTATAGAGAGCATGAAGACACGTTTTCTGTTCTGAGGAACACCGCAGTCGGCAGCATTTACCACCTTTGCATAATTGGCATATCCGTATGATTCCAGCTCCTTGCGCCACTTGTTGAAGAACCCGATGAACTTTGTTTGAACCAAAGCCTCTACATTCTCCATTAAGAGGTATTTCGGTCTCTTGGTAATAATGGCGTTTCTTGTGAACCAAAGGATAGAGGATCGTGTATTGCTTCCCTCCTCTATTCCTTTCTGTTTTCCAGCTTGCGAAACAGACTGGCAAGGTGTTGAATATGTCAGCAAGTCAAAGTCTTTAACCTTGCTCCAATCTATCTTTGTCATATCACCGAAATTCTTTCCGGACAGACTAGGAAAGCAAGCATTATGCAAGGCTATTGCACTTGGCTCTATCTCAGACCATCCGATGCACTCGTAATCGAAATCAGAATATTTCTTCTTCAGTCGCTCCAAAGCCATCAGTTGAGAGTCATATCCGGCACATAGTTCAAATGTCCGTATCTTCATTTCTCTAAGCTTTTGAATTAACTCTTAACCCTGCCTTTATCTCGGCAGCTATTCTACCTTCGTTTGCCAATCTGTCGCAAAGCTCATTGTACTCAACACCCGAATGGCTCTTCACCTTGCGCCAAGTGATGTGTGCTACATGAGCGGAATGCTTTCTAAACTTCTCCATCAAGTCTAAGTTCTTGTGTGCAGAATAAACACCGCTCAAAGTCTTAAGTGCATATTGGCTATCACTATGAACCGTCACAACCGCACCTTGTGGGCAATGACCAACACCACAGATGATTGCCAAAAGCTCCATACGGCTAATTGTCGTGTCTATAGTTCCGTAGTTTCCCTGCTTATACACCTTGCCTTCGTGTAAAATCACATAGGCAGCACCACCAGTGTACTTTCTTCGCTTGGTATCAGTCCTAAGTACCGCAGAACCATCTGTCCACACTTCGTAGCAGTCGTGCATCTTCTCTTCCTTGGTCTTGAACTTGAAACCATGCTTGCGGTATGTCTGGCTCGGATTCTTCAAGGAATTCCATTTCTTGACCAAATCCTCCCATTTCTTAGGGACTTTACCGCTTGGCAGCAACCATCCGACATCATCAAAGCGACCATAAAGCCACTTTAGGTTGTCTTTCATAAAACCTGCCATCGAGCAATACATTGCAAACTCTTCATAAGTTGGTTTTGCAACGTTTCTGTGCTCATCGCCCTCTTTCTGTTTTCTTTCTCCCATAGCTTCTTTCTTTTCCTTGTTTCTTTAATCAACCTCACACACGCATGAGTAGTTTATATACGTAAGTGAAATATACTACGTATATTCCCCTTACCTCTACAAGCTCCCTTACGCACGCAGGTTATTTATAGATTTTTCTCTCTACTATTATTACGTTCGATTTTTTACCCACTTCATCTTTCGCTCAATAATTTTTGGGTTCGTTCCGCTCTTCGACTTAGATACTTGGCTCTTTAGAACTTTGTATTTGTTTGCGCATCGTAATTGCCCCTTTCGATATTTTGCCGAAATGATGATTAGATTTCCAAACGCATCATAGTAATGCCAATTATTAGTACAAGCACATGCGTCTATTCCGACTTCTGTGCATTGAACTATTTTTTTTACGGCACCAGACTTGACAAGCTTCTTGATAGTCTTCCCTACTTGGTATCTAGTCGAACAAGTATCTTTCATCATTCTGGCGTATGAATAACTTGTGTACTTTTCATTGAATGGTCTTTCCAACATACGAGCTTCCGTTTTTTTGGCACTACGTACACTTTTAATCGTATTTCCATTGACGGCTCTACAATGCGTATTGGAGACATTTTCAATGACATTGATTTTGTTGCTCACAACGACATCACACAAAAGACTTCTCAACTGAGGCAAGGTTAGTTTGGTTATCTCGCATCGTCTTGTCTTGTAGCTGTACTGGAAACTGTCATACAACCTGTTCGCTATGATTCTCTTCACACCGAACTTATTAGTTTCGATTCTACAATATCCAAATTTAACTGATAAATCCAAATATTGTTTGAAATCTTTCTTGTTGTAGCCCATCACTTTAGCTGCTTGGTTTGTAGATCTAAAATGAAGGTCTGATGCACGGAATAAAAATTTTATCTTTAAGGCAAAACAAAATCCCACCAAGCGATTCTTATCGCCTAGTGCAATTTTAGCTTGCTTGATACCAATTCTAATCTGATGCATAAGAACTCGTTTCCTTATTTATTTAACTTATCTGTGTTTCGCCTACTCCAACAATTATAGCCCATTATTAACTTAGAACTATCTAAGGATGTTTCGACTCAAAACAAGGATTCTAAAAAGAAATCCTTACCCTTCATTCGTCTGACCCCGAAATCTAGGTAAGGATTATCGTAGTATGGCTTTCGCCACTGGAAATCTTATTGATTCTTGTAAGCGGGTCAGCACCAACAAAGCACGTTGCAAAGTTACTAATTTGTTTTCAAAATGCAAGGGCTTTAATGCACAGAATTACAGGTATTATGCTTTATTAACACAGAATGCCATATTTAGTTACATATATAAAACTATAAATGCATTAAATCGCTTGCATTTTTGATATTCCACACTCTAATGCATTTTCAAGATATAAAAAAAGAGCAACCACCATCACTGGCAGCTGCCCCACAAGTTGTTACCTAAAAACCAATCTAAAACCCTAATAACTAAAAACCAACCTAATGAAAAAACTTTTTCTTGTATTTTACCGTGAGAAAGAAAATCATTGCTACCAGCGTCAAGGAAACGACCCAAAAGGAAATCATTCCGAATTTCCAATAGAATAAGTCCCATCCCGCCAAGTCTTTCTCGATATATTCCTTTTTGGTCTGGACAATACTCAACTCTCTGTTGAGACTATCCCTCTGAGCCTTGTATATACTTGCTCGCTCTGCTATCTCCTTATAATGAATAAGGCTATCACGAACCTTTGATAGTTCCTTGCTATCCCTGTATCTAATCTCTATGTGAATAGAATCCTTACCTAGCACTTTACCACTCTCATCTACCCTTGTCTTGACATCATCCTTTATGTATGTGGAATCCTTAACCTGCTTTTCGGTCTGCTCCCAATGGTAAGAGAGTAAGCTATCCTGAATGAGCCTGACCCTTTCATTGACGATAGAGTCCCAGTGAGCATAATTAGTAGTGTCTCGCACCACCTTTTCCACTTCTACATATTTCGTTGTCCGGCATCCGTACATCATCAGCATGATGAAGAAACCTACCAATATGGTAACGAGCCAACGCCACCAATCAAATCTTAGTTGCATATCAACCTCCTTTTTGAGTGCAAAGGTACAAATAAAAACTAACAGGAACTATTTTTTAGTCCTTATTCTCTTTTCCAAAATTTCAAAAGTGAAGAAAAACCACCACCCAATTAAGGATGATGATCTTGCTAATGCCTTAGTTGAGCCTGTATCTCGTAAGATTACCAAGTGATTAACTTTCCGTTATTACATACGAGCTTTCCGTATTGTATATTTCCAACCCTGCGAAGCCATCCATGCAGGTTCACGCTTTGCTCTTGGTCATTGTTCACAATCGCATTGAGAAAGGCAATTCGTGACACCTTCAGCTTATCGAACAACGCCCATTGACCTTGTTTATATGCATTGATAGCAGCCAAGGTTATATTACCCATGATACCATCAGCTTTTGTTCCTACGATAGTCTGAATCTTTTGTACTGCTCTGCTTACTCCACTATTATAAGCAAAGTCAACCAAGAGATTAGCCACCGACTGGTTGTTGATTTGGTCAGCCTTGCAAGCATCCCAATAATATTTCTTGAAGATGTGATGCCATTGTTCATCGGTTATCTTCTTCAAGTCCGATGCGGTCTTGTTTGCTCCATACACTTTGCGGAACGTCTCTAGGGTAACGCCTTTCATTGTTTCGTGTCCCCTATCACTCTTCTTGTTAGAATAACCACCCTCGAATGAGAGGATGAATAGTTTTAAAATACTTGAATCTGCCATAGTCTATTTATCGTTTTCGCTTTGATGTTCGCCACGTTCCCCTATAGTCTTGGTAATGCCAGCCGTGACGAACAAACTAGCCACACTACCAACAAATGCACTTAACCCCATCAAATCTGTCTTGATAGTCCCATAAGTTACCACTTCCCACACTAAGATAAAGCAGACAACCAGGAGCATCAAGAAACCTATCAAAGTAACGGACACTAAAAAGAATGCCTTGCTTGAATGTCCGCTATTAACTTGTATGAGTAATTTCAGATACTTTATCATAATTTAATCCTCCCTATCACGATATATCGCATCTTCTTCCTTTTCAACCAACGATTCTAAGGATTCTCGCTTTCTTGGTGGGGTTCTAAGTTGACATCCATCCTTGATGCATCTATTCCATTGTGCCTCATGCAAGGCAAGCTTCAAATCGTTCTTCTCGTCCCTAAGATTGCGTATCGTAATTCTGTATTGGTTGATTTCCTCATACAATTCATCTACTTTACTGTTAAGATTAACGACCGACTCGTTGGAACGTTCATAGAGAGCCTTCCACTCATCGGCATATGATGAAATAGTCTTATTCTCTTCCTGTGATGCGAGTGCCGCCTCCTTTCGTTTTCTACTATTATAGTACAGCAACGTGGAGATAACTCCCGATGCGCAAAGAAGATTAATTCCCGTCTGTATTAATTGAATAGTTTCCGCTGTCATTTCCTTATGTTTTTTGTTGCAAAGATAGCTATTTATATATAATAATGTGAAAATAGCCGAGTCAGAAAACTACACAATTAATTTTTGTGCAAATAATTAAATTTTTCCTTAAACAAAGTTATAACACATTAAATTATTTGCTCTATCAATAAAATCTCATTACCTTTGCAAATACAGGTGAGTCACACCATAAAAAACTGAATAAAAATGAAGATAATAGAACAAGACACAATAGACATCATTAAGACGCACATAAATGAGCGACCAAGATACAAGTTGGCACAAAGAATGGGTGTCAGCGTAAAATTTCTATATAAGATATTGCACGAATGCGATTGTAATTTTGAGCACAAAAGATTTGTTCCACAACCCAACAGGAAACGTGATGAACAAATCATAAATCTCTATCCTAACCATTCGGTCAAAGAGATTGCCGAGATTGTAGGGTGTCATCCATCTACAGTAGGAAAGGCGGCAAAAAGACTAAAGCTTACTCATTCGAAAGAAACTATCGAAAGACTTAAAAAGAATAGTTTGGCAAACTTAAAGAAAGCGTATGAGAAAGCAATAATAAATAAGAGGGTAAAAAGTTGGAAAAGAACAATGCGTGCAGAAAAGCTCAGATTTATGTCCTGCATTCCGCAGAAAACGAATCTTAGATTTTCAGAGTTACCTGCAAAAGCATATCACGCCAAATACAATCTCATTACGAAACATGGGTATTTCGGTTTTGAAGGCGAACCTTATATCTTGGGTTATGACCGGAATACTCGTAGGATGGATGAGGAATACTACAAGAACAAATATGGATTTTCTTTTGAGGAGGACGAAGAATGCCAAGAAGATTGACACAGGAACAGATGGACTACATCAAAGCCCATATCAATGACTACCCACGAAAGGAAGTAGCCAAGGCTGCTGGTGTAACCTTACATACATTATATAAGTATATCACTATTTTAGGTGGTACGAAAATAGACAATAAATTGAATAATGAGACTATCCGTAAAATCTCCGACATGTACCAAACGATGACGGCAAGAGAAATATCAGAAGTAACGAATATTCCTCAATCGACAATTTTAGGACAGGTCAGTAAGCTTGGATTGAAACATAACGCAGAAACGGCAGACAGAATTCGCAAAGAGCGTAACAAGTCTTTGAGAAACTATTGGAATAAAGAAAAGTATGCCAATAAAGGCAGAAAGTTGCATATGCAATATAAAATGGACGAACTTAGAGTGTTGTCGGGTAAGCCTCAAGAAACAAGGTTAAGAATAAGAAAACTCTCCCCAAAGGCTTTGAATGCGAAGATGTATTTGCGAAAGTCTTATAACTATTTCTACTCTAAGGGTGAGCCGTTTATTCTCTGCTATGACTCCGAGACGAAAAGACATCCGAAAGAGGAATACTATACACGAAAGTTTGGCTTTAAATTTGTGTGCGCTTAGTTTCCGTTTGCAATTCCGTTTGCATTTTTTTTGTTTTCTGCAAACGGAATTTGCAAACAAGCCTTTGTTTTTTTCGCCCATTCGAAAGTATGATATTACCTCCTATCACCTTAACTACTTGATTATTAGCGGATAAAAGAAAGTTTGATAGAGTTATTAAACCTTTTGCTTATTATTCGTAACTTTGCAGCCGTAACGTTACATAGAGTTAGTTTAATTAAGGTTTAACACAAAAAGATTATTCTTATGGAGACATCAAAAACTTATGTTTTTAATCCAGAGGGTTCAGGTAACAATGGAGGAATGATGAGCTTGATAGCTCCTTTGCTCCAACAGAGAGGCGTTGACCCAAACGTTCTTCTTGCGATGAAGGGTAATAACGGATTCGGCAATGGTGATGGTTCTTGGTTCATTTGGCTGCTCTTTATCCTTTGCTTCTGCGGTTGGGGCGGTAATGGTTTCGGCTTTGGTGGCCGTGGCAATGGCGCAGGTCTTGCTAATGAAATCAACAATGACTATGGTCGTTCCTTGCTTATGGATGCAATCGGTGGCAATCGTAATGCACTCAGTAATCTCGCTACCCAGCTCAATTGTACAGAAGGACAGATTCAGCAAGCAATCTCTGCTTTGACTACCCAAGTCCAGAACGTGGGCAACCAAGTAGGCATGAGCGGAATGCAAACTATCAACGCTCTTCAGCAAGGTAATATGCAGATTGCATCACAACTCGCTGATTGCTGCTGCCGTGTAAATAACAATATTACGGCTATGGACGGAAACGTCAAGTTGGCTATGTGTCAGCAGACTGGCACTTTGCAGAATGCCATCAACAATGTAGCCGTAGGACAGGAGCGTGGCTTCTCTAACGTGGCTTACGAGACTCAGAGACAGACTTGTGATTTGCACAACGCAATAAAGGAAAGCACTCAGACCATCGTTGACGGTCAGAAGCAGGCTGAGATGCGTGAGATGCAGAACAAGATTGATTCTCTTCGTGAGGAGAACAGTACCTTCAAGTCTTCCGCTATGACATCACAGATTGTGGGTCAGGCTGTAGCACCTATCAATGCGGTATTGGCTGGCTTGCAGAGTGAGGTGGCTGGTATCAAGTGTAAGTTGCCAGAGACGGTAACTACTCCTTACAGCCCATTTACTGCGGTTCCTAATTGTGTCGCTTATCAGGCTGGTCTGTATGGTTTGAATGCTGCCAACAACGGATTCTGGGGTTAAAGAAAGGAGGCTGCTATGTTATGGATGAGACCTTTTGCATGGGTTAATCGTAACGGCTCGGCAGCTATCGCATCTACAGGCGTGGTGGTGAACACCGAAAATGTTGTTTTCTCGTTCAGAAACCACGCCTTCGTGAATGCTAACTATAGGGGAACTATCTTTGTGAACCTACATCAAGCCATTCCGACAGGTACGACAAATACGCTGCCAATCCTTTTCGAGACCAATGGCGTAACCCAAGCTGTAACTAAGTTCAACGGCAATCCTTTGACGGTAGCCGATATTGCAGGAACTGGAGTTTATCAGTTTTGGTTCGAGCGAGATACTAACACCCTTCAGCTAATGACGGGTATTGTTTAACAATTAACATTACAAAGCTATGTTTCAAGGACTTCGACCTAACAGCATATTCTATGTGCTTGACAAGGGTGAAAACCCAAGTCTCAAAATCGGACAGGTTGTGTCGGTCAGTAACCCACAACCTAAGTTCCCAACATATACTCCTGGGCAATTCAACCCACAACCAATGGAGACTACCGTTGATGTTGTCGTGAAATTGCCGAATGAGCAAATGGAGTTCAAACAACTCCCATCCAATATGCAAATCGCAAACTCAGAGAACCTCGTGGTTTCTGAAAGTCGTGAAGCCATGGATGCAGAAGTTGAGGCTATGTATCGGCATTCTAAGGAGATTGTGGAAAGCGAGTCATACCACAAAAAGGTTATGGAAGAGTGCGCAAAGATGCGTGCCATCTTGAATCCACAAATAGCCAAAGACAGACAACAGGAAGAAGACATCAACAACCTCAAAAGCGAGGTTAGCGGAATGAAGGGAACTTTGACCGATATTAAGTCTATGTTGTCAGTGGCTTTGGAAAAAGTTAATACAAAAAAGTAAATCATTATGGGATACATGATAGAAATTACCGAAAACAAGGTAAATGAAATGTCAGAACTTGTAGAGAAGATGCTTAAGTATGGTGGTAAACTCATGCACTGCATTGATGAAATGGGGGATGACAAGTATGGACGAATGGGTCACAGAAACCCAATGCCGGATTACCGAGACAATTGGGATGACGATGAAGACCGCTATGGTGAAAGACATGGTGGTCGCAGAGGTGGCGGTTATCGCTATTAGTATTACACTTTGAGGTGGGGAGAAATCTCCACCTCCTTAAAAATTTCAGTTATGGGAAGATACAAAATACCACTTGATGCATACGACATGAAGCCCGAAGGAATGATTGCATACCTTCGCTATAATGGATGGCACTTCAATAAAAAGATGTGTGATTGGGCTATCACCTTAATGCGCAAGACAAACGCAACGACAGGCAAGTTAGAAAGAGTAGAACCTACAGAAAAAGACACTGTGGAGGAACTCCTTAAAGTCAACAACGTAAAGTTGGAGAATGCTGACAATTACGATTTTGTCTATGTCGCAAACATGGCTAGAGCCGATTTCTTTAAGTCCTCTTTAAAGGATGAAGCTGCTTTGGCTCAATTTATTAAGGATATGGTGGATGACCCAGACCAAGAGGATGGATTCATTTTCAATAGATTTTATGCAGATTGCAACCATAACGGTATCGGCATACCATGGGATGATGTATTATGATTAAACAAGAAATTTACTTAGAGAAATATGATTGGAATGTGATTGTATGTCATGTTGTTAATCAAGAAGAGGTTGATGAGGCTATAGATGTACTAAGTTCCATTGATTGTAAAGGGCAACCATTGCTGGATGCATACGACCACATCTCAACCAATTCACCAAACAAAGGCTTGACATACACAAATGTTTCAAAGAACACAAGTGTCGTCCTTATCTGTAAGTCAACATCTGAAGGCGAGTATATAAACAGCCTCACACATGAAATGTTCCATGTAGTTGCACATATATGCAACCATCTGGGAATAGACATGCAAGGCGAAGAACCATGCTATCTCATGGGATGGCTTTGCCAGTCTATATTATAGAAGATTTCCTTATAAGTTTAACTTGGCGGGCAGAACTTGGATTTTTCCATCTGCCCTCCTATAAAATTACAAGAATATGAGTTGTTCTAGCATTAAAAATTATCTTTTCGAACGTTATAACGAGGATTACAACGTTCTTTCCGAGAATGAAAATCGAGTTATCATCACATTTGATGATTCAGACTTGTCTGTACTAGTGAACAAGAAGGAGAATAAAATGTTTATTCTTGTTCCGTTAACTAAGATGCATTCATTTGAGTTTCATCCAAATTGGCTATTAGTAGATGGAGAACGTATTAATAGCAATTTGTTTTGGCAGGAATGTGGCAACCAAGTAATAGAGTACCAAGGCGATGCTCCTATGGCGATCAAGGAAGATTCTATTACGAGAATTATTAAAGATTTCATTAAAAACAGATAACGTTTTAAAATTTGCATTAATTTATTTGCAAGGCTGTCTTTTTTGTCGTATCTTTGCATTATTAAAAAGGTGAGACACACCATAACAACTGTGTTTTTTCGAACTCTATATTAGAAAATATAGCTATTAAACAACAATATAGAAAGCAAAGATATGACAGGAAAAGGATATTTTATCAAGAAAAAAGTATTGTTCATTGATTTAGATGATACTATTATCAAGACTATTTCAGGAAACAAATTTCCAATAGATGTGACAGATTTCAAAATCCGGAAAGAGGTTTTGGATAAGATCGTAGAGGTGTTCCCTACTCTTTACTATGTGGAAATAGTTTCAAACCAAGGAGGCATCCCTCAATTCGTTGACGAACAGGACTTCATAGGAAAGATAAAAGCGATTGAAAGCTTTATGCAAAAATATCTTCGCAATCATACCGGACGAAATATCTTCGTCAACTCTATGTATTGCCCATCGCATGCAGAGATAGGAATGAGAAAGCCAAATACTGGAATGCTTGAGTCGTATTCTTCTTGGAAGAAAAGTGAGCTGATAATGATAGGTGATGCTAGCGGAAAAGATGGAGATTTCTCAGACTCCGACAAAAAATGCGCAGAGAATTTCGGAATTGAGTACATTGATGTAGAAGACTTCTTGAAAATATGAAAGCAATAAAAAAGAGAGGCAATCACTTACCTCTCTTTAACTTATAAGAAATGTTCAAAGTACAGATACAATCCTACCCCGAACCACATTATCAATATCATAGTTGATGATGTCACCCAAGCCATGAAAAACTTATCGACCTTCTTATATTTATAGGAAAGATACAAATAAGCAATGAACGAGCAGTTGATGATTACCAGTATCGCTACTATAATCAAAGTACAAAACATATAATCCATACTCATATATGCTCGCTTATCCGTGCTGCGATAGGGCTTTCATACGTTATGATTTTCTCTTGCTTTTTATGAAGTGTAGTATATCCCACTTCTTCCAATACCTAGTATGTCCTCGCTTCTTGCACTCGCCATTCGGGATTTCGCCCTTAGCCACCATGCGGTTCAACGTTGCATCAGAAACGTGAAGCTTCTCCTTGACTTCCTCGGTGCTCAACATAGGGTTAAGAGCATACGGCAGATAGTTCTCACAAAGGTCTTCTATCTCATCGCTGCTCATTCCGCAAGCAGTTACCTTCTCCCCTCTCTTCTCTTGCTCGTCTGCTCGAAAACAAGAATCCGATAACGATTTTAATAACACTCCCAAGGTGTGATAACCAAATAACTTTCCCATATCATTATAATCTAGAGATTAAACTTTGACAGCCCTTGCCTGAGAAATACTTATCGGCAAAACCATATACATAAAATATAATGGTCATTACAAGTATTACAACATTAGCTTCCACCATTTCGTTGGTGGTAAAAACATTCCAGTATACGATATGAATAGCATTTATCCCAAATAGATAGATTATCATCGGAATACGCCATCTGTAGCAGAGCCAAAAGAATCTGCTCGCAATTATAAGTACAAGCGGATGGATGTAAACGGAAAAATAGATAAATGCTGCCGATACCCAATTCTCCTTAAACCATACGCACATTTCTTTTTCATGAGACGCAAATGTTACCATGCATGCAATATGAAAAAGCATGATAAACAGAGGCATCACTTCACAATAATACTTAAACCAAGTGAGTAGCTTTATGCTGTAGCCTCTACCTGCAAGGATAATGACGTTTATCATTTCGCTAACGTCCATGTCCTTAAACATTACTCTTGACAACTGTACAACACCGACTGATTGAACTAACCGATGGACTTCATCTTCTTCTTCTTTAGTCATAAGCTATTATATTTTAGTTGATTTAAAAGATTGATGCCGCAAAGGTACGCATTCTCTAATAAAAGCAATCGGTTTTTGATTAATTTTTGTGTTAAACTTCGTAAAAAGTAACAATTCGTAAGTTCCGTTACCGCTTCTCTGTTACCAAAATAACATAAAATGGTAACAAAATAGCGTTAGAACGAACAAGAATGCCATTCTAACGCTATTTCTATATCTACCTGTCAGTGTTTATCCTATCACAACCTCAAGGCTCTCCATATCGGCGAACTTCAAGCCGCAATCCTTAGCAGCCTTGAACAACTCTTTCTCGTCAACTGTCTCGATGGCTACCTCTACCTCCTTGTCGGCAAGCTCCTTGAAGTACTTCTCGGTCTTCTGCTTCTGATTGTAGAAGTACTCATTGACCTCAGCGAACTTGGCTGAATCGTCCTTGGTGTATTCGTAGCCATCATCGGCGTGCTTCTGCTCAAGCTGCTGGCACTCCTGGAGCTTGCGCTGCATCTCCTCGAACTTATCGTCCTTCAAGCTCTCCTGCGCTTCCTCCACATCCTTGTCGTAGGTATCGGCTACGTGGCGCAGAGCCTTCATATTCTTCCATACTCGCAATGCGGCATCATCGCTCATTGATGATGTCTTCAATGCCTTCAATGTTCTGTAGGCTGCAACAGCCTCGATTGTCTTAATCTTCTTCATAATTGTTTCTTTATTTTTATGTTATACAATATTCTTCGCCAGATTGCCATAGCAGAATACCTTTCCTATTAACAGTGCAAAGTTAAGAAAATAATTCCGAATAACAATGCAGGAGGAGCAAAATTTACGAATTTTAAAAACAGCTTCCCCACGTTGGATAATCACTAGGACGTAATGTGTCTGCTTTCTCGGTGAGAACGTAAACCACAAATACATTTCTAGTATATTTGTTATATTAAGAACATCTGCTTTTTAATGCATAATGTAACTACCTCCTGGAGGAGCTTGTTTCCATCCACCATCTATATTAATTTCAAAAGATAATTGACACATTTGTCCATAATAACCTCCTTCATAAACATTATCAAATCTTATATATATATCAACATAATCTGTTCTATCACCTTCAGGAATAGTTACAGAACCTGTACCTTGACCAGAGCTATTAGATACATAACCTCTTCCGTATGTTGTCTTATTGTTACCATAACCACAAACACTTCTAAATATACCATCAGTAATTGTAATTGTAGCATCAGGAAGTTTATATATTCTAGCTTTACAAATACAACTAGCACCAACTAATTCTCTCAACGATGAGAAATCAACAAAACCACTAGAACCACTTTTAATACTTTTCATATAAATTTGTCTAGGATAATATTTAAAACTAATAGCACCCGGACTCTTTATAAAAATTATTTTTGTATTATCATATAAAGTTGCATTACGAGTATATGCTAAAAAAGGCACAATAGTAATTTCTTTATCATTAACTATATCAAAAGTTATTTCTCTA